CGGGTGCTCCGAAGATGTCGCCGGCCATGCCGATCGTGTGCAGGCTGGCACTTTCCGAAGTGCGGTATGGGTCACCACCCGCCTTGCCCTCGTCGCCCATCGTCAGACCGAAGGCCTCCGCCTGCTGGCGGATGTACGCGATGATGTTGGCGTCAGGGATGACCTGTGCATTGGGCGCCCGTGACGCGTCGATCTTGGCCTGCGCGCCCGGTGAGCCCGCGGCGATGACGCCGGAACCCTCGAACGGGTCGCCGACCGTGGCAGTGCTGGCCAGCAGCTGCGATCCGGCCACGCCAGCCGGCGGTGCGATGCTGACGATGGAGCCATCCGAAAGCTGCACCTGCTGTGGGTAATTCGCGTATCTGTCCACGCCCTGGTTGAACGTGTCCTGCGTGGCTCCATCGACGTACTGGTCAGCGCCGCCACCCGCGATCATCGGGCCGAACTTGTCACCGTAGAACCCGGTGACCTGCCTGATGGCGTTGAAGTACGCGTTGTCAGGGGACATGCCGAAGAACCCGAGCACGCCACCGAACAGAGTGTTGGCGAAGTTGCTGATGAAGTTGCCGCCCCACTCAGCAACGTAGGACAGCGGGTCGTAGCTGGAGTCGCCCAGGCCCAGCTGCGCGGCACCCTCGCCGCCCTTCATGGCCGACTGCACGGTGCCGAGCCACGGGAACCAGGCGTTCAGGAATTGGCCACCCAGGTCGGTCGGCTGGCCATCGGCGCCGGGCGCGTACTGGCTGCCATAGGCCGGGTCGCTCGGGTCCATGGGTGCAGCGGTGACGCCAGGTGCCGCGTTCTGCAGCTCAGGCGGGCCGGGGAGCGGCCCGACACCCGGCGTGCTGGTGCCGTGTGCGTTGGGGTCCGGAAGGCCTGCCTGCGGGACAGCAGGGGTCGGCGGAGCGATGGCGGGGGCCACGATGTCGGGGATGGCCGGGGCCACCGGGTCGACGGGCGGGATGATCGGCGGGGCCAGCGGCACCGGCAGGTTGCCGGGGCCACCCAGGTCGAAGCCACGGCGGCGCGGCAGGTTGCGGTTGCCGGTCAGCTGCCACAGGCGCTCGTCACCGATGGCGTGGCGTGCGTGCGGGGGTAGCACCCACTCGTCGTCGTGGACCTCCACGATGTGGCCGCCGCTGGGGCCACGGCCCTTGCCGCTCGGGGTCGGGCCGCCCGCCGCGTAGGAGAACAGCTCGCGGCTGTCCGCCTCGCTGAAGGTGATGTCGCGGGTGTTCTCGCCGAACCCACTGCGGTACGGGTTGCTGACTTGGTTGTTGCGGTCCTCCAGGTTCTTGGCGGCCGGGTCGCTCAGGCCCACCACCTGTGCACCGACAACGTCGCCGTCGAAGCCGATCTTGGTGACCTGCACGCCCTTGAAGAATGCCGCGCCGTTCGGGCTCAGCGTCGGCAACTTGCCGGTCGTGGCCTGCTGCTTCTGGGTCTCCAGATCCTGTGCTGAAGTGACCTGCGGCGCACGGGAGTTCAGGAACTGGCCAGCCAGACCCGCGGCCGCCGTGGTGCCGCCTGCGCGCTGGATGGCCTCGGCGACGTTGCCCAGGTCATAGGTGATCGCCCCGTTGCCCTCGGCCTCGCTGATGCTCGACAGCCGGGAGATCTCCGAGGTGAACCACTTGACGTCATCCTGGTTGCCCAGGAACGCGCTGGTGACGCGCGCCGGGTCCAGGTCCAGGCCCATCCGCTTCAGCTCGGCCTCGACGGTCGGCTGGACCTTCGCCTTGAACTGCTCCAGGAACCCGCCGCGCGCCGCGCTACCGCCCGGCAGCACCGACGCGGCGAACGCGTTGGCGTCGATGCCCAGCTTGCTGGTGGCGTCCAGGACGTTGCCCTTCAGGCCCGCGCTGGCGTCGGGCTGGAAGTCGGCCATCTCGTCCACCACGGCGGCGATGGTGGCCGCGCCGGCCGCCTTGCTGACCCGCTCCAGGGAGTCGGCCAGCCGGTCGGTGCTGCGGCGCTGGCGGTCAGCCGCATCCGCCGCGTCGTCGTGGGTGTCCATCAGGGACAGCAGCGCGGTGATGGTGACAGCGACACCACCGACGATCGCGCCGTAGGGTCCGAGCACCGAGCCGACCATCGCCAGCTTCTGGGCCGCATTGCTGACGCCGCTGCCCGCCTTGCCGACCTTGCCGAACGCGGTGTCGATCTCCTTGGCCGCGTCGGCACCCTTCTTCTTCGCGCCATCGAACCCGGTTCCCAGCCCGACGAGCGCGGTGGACATCAGGCCGACGCCCACCTCGACGCCGGAGATGATCGGGCGGATGGCCGACCAGCCCAGGAACGCGGTGGCCACCGCGGTCACCAGGGCGGGGCTGTGCTCCAGCACCTCGGTGAAGATGTTGATGATCGGCAGTACGGCTTGGATAGCCTGCCGCGCGGCCTCCATTGCCGTGCCAAAAATTGGCGCGAGATCCTGGAGGATTGGTCGCCACGCCTCGAAGTCGGTCTTCACGTTGTTGATGAAGATCCGCAGATCCTCTTGTCCCCGTGCGGAGTTCAAGAAGTTCGACAGCTTCTTGGTCAGGTTCTCCAGCATGTTGAGGAACCCGCCACCGAAGGCCTTACCGATGCCAGAAACTGACGTGCCGACGTTGGAGATGATGCGTCCCAGCGTGGAGAAGCCGTCGATGCCGCTGTTGATCATCTTGTCCAGGCGGCCGTTGTCGTCGGAGGCCTGCACCCAGTTGGCGAACTTGTTGGTGACATCCTCGATACCAAGTGCCAAGCGCGGCATGGCATCCGAGCCCGCAGCAGCCAGCGTGCCCATGCCGCGGATGATCGGGTCGATGCTGCGGTTCAGGCGACGCTGAGTCTCCTCGGTGTTGCCGAAGATCCGGTCAAAGATCGACTGCGTGCTGGAGGTGCCCAGCGTGCTGGTCATCTGCTTCAGGGTCTCGTTCCACACCGTGCCCATGCCACCGAGGCGGCGTTGTAGCAGCGGCATGCTGGTGTTGGCTAACACCTCGATGTTCTGCGAGAAATCCTTGAACATGTTGCCAGCCACGGTCCGTCGCAGATCCTGGAAAGCAGGCTTCATGCCCCACACGGTCTCGACAACCTTGGCGGTCTCCGGCCCCAGGTTCTCCATGGCGGCCTTGACCTTGTCGGCCGCGTTGGCCGCGCCCGAGGACTCGATGCGCAGCTGGGTGGTCGCCGCGGTGAGCGCCTGGGTGCTGCGGATCAGGTTCTCCTGGGCGGACACCACGGCGTCAGATCCGTTGATACCCTTCTTGTCCGCCTCGGTGACGTCCTCTTTGTTCCGCTTCTGCCGCTCCAGGGCGACGCTCAGTGACTCCTGCGCCTGCAGCTCACGGAGCACCGCGCGGTCCCGATCCAGGGTGCCTTTGAACCCACCCTTGGCCAACTCGTTGCGGGCCTCGCGGAGGTTCAGTGCGGCCTCGGCCACGCTCAGGTTGTTGCTGCGTTCCTCGCGGTGCAGATCCTCCAGGTCACGACGGGCATCCTTGCGGGCGTCGTTCAGATCCTTCTGTGCGCGTGTGACATCCACGCTGGCGTTGCGCACCGAGTCGTAGGCCTGTGCCATACGCGCGGCGTCGGTGGTGGCCTGCTCGGCGGAGCGGTCCTGCTCAGCAGTCAGTGCCTTCCAGGCGTCGCCGATACCGGCCAGACCCAGGGCGAACGTACCGATCGACGCGCCCGCCACGGCCAGCCCACCGGGCACGGCGAGGCCTGCCTGCGACAGCTGATGGAGGCTGGCGATGAGGCTGGCGATGCCCGCTACCGCGGCCGGGATTACCTGTGTACCAAGAGATCCCAGGGGCAGGCGGAGCTGGACACCAGCGAATGTCGGCTGGATACGCAGCCGAAAGTTCTCCTGAAAGTCGCGCTGCAGGTTCGCCATCTGGCGCTTGAGCTGCGCGTTACTTCCGATGTTGCCGTTGATCTGCGGGTTGATCTTCGGTGCGCTCGGCCCATTGGCCTGCTGCACCGCGGACTTCATGACGGCGATCATCTGCGCCTGGAACTGGCGGCTGTTGATCTGCGGGGTGGCGGCGAAGTTACCGCCCTGGGGACCGGCGCCGGCCGACCCTGGGATGTTGCGTGCCCGCCAGTTGCGCGAGCCCGCGCCTGTGGTCACGCCGGTGATGCCGCCCTGCTGCGGGGACACGTGGATGCGCAGTGGCACCGCCTCCTGGCGGCGACGCCACGCCAGGATCTGTGCGTTCGCACGGGTGAAGTCGACGGTGGCCGACAGCTGCACGCTCAGGTGCAGGTTCTGGGTGGCCGCGTTGACCTGGTCGCGCACGGAGGTGCGGAAGGTGGGTGCCAGGATCGGCTTGAGTTCGACCCGCTTCACCAGGTCGTGGGTGGCCTTGATCTTCTTGTCGGCCTCGGTGGCGAATCCGTCGCCAACAGGACGCAGTCGCACGTCGGCGTGCAGCGGCTTGTTGGCGACGGATGCCCGAATGGCTGCTCGCGCGTTGTTGTAGAAGTTCCGCGCGATGGGTTCGAGGAGGATCTTCGCCTTGCCGGCGGTGTAGTCAGGCATTCACCAGCCCCCTCTTCTTCCGGTTGCGAGCCTGAGACTCTTCGATGGCGTTGCTCCGCTTGATCTTTGCGAACTCGCGGAGCCTGCTTTCCACGATCTCCAGCGGGAACACCGGACCCTTGATGGTCTGCAGCTTCTCGTTGTGCGCCGACTCGGCACGCAGGGCGATGAGCTGGTTGGCCACCATGAGGAATCCGGACGCTGTCTGGCTGAACCCGAACAGTTCGGGACGGGCGTTGGCCGTGTCGACCTTGCCTGCCTTCATGTCCGCCTCCAGCCTGTCGATCATGCCGGGGTCTGCGAGCTTATTGGCCCAAACCGCTGACCCCTGAATGGTTCCGAGTCGATCGACGTAGCGCAGGAACTCGCTCCAGGGCCGGAGTCCGTGCACGTAGTCGAGCGCGTGGAAGTGGAAGTATTGGGCGAAGTCGCCCTCCACCTCTACCCAGTAGCGCTCAACGATGTCGGCGACTCGTCGTCGTTTCCCTCGGCCTCCTCGTCAACGACGTGGCCACAGGTGGGGCAGGTTCCGCCTTCCGGCGTGGGCAAGAAGTAGTCAGAGATGTTCTTGTAGAAGGTATTCCAGACGACACCCTGCTCGTTTTTGAAGCGTTCGATGACCGCTTCATACTGGGCGCCGAACAGTGCCTTGTCGTATTCCAGACCGGCGCGCTCGGCGACTTCTTCCAGCTTCTTGAGGGATTCCTTGTCGAGATCGGGCAGCACCGGAGCGCCGCGATCGTCTCGCAGGATCCCGTCCTTCGCGGAGGGGTCGGGCAGTGGGAGCATCATCGAATCCAGCTGGTTCCTGGCGATGATGTAGGCCGTCTGCGCCTGGTTGATGCGCTGGAGACGGGCCTGGTCAGGGGCCTCGACAGAGAGGGTGGCGGTGACGGGGTACGGGGGTAGCCGTACCTCGTCCGCCAACTCTGCCAGCTTGCCGATGAACGGTTCGACTGGGGGCACCGCTCGCGTTGCTGCTGCTTTCTGCGCCGGAGAGATCTTTGGCGTTGCAGTCCTGCGAGGTGCCCGACGAGTTGATTCAGGCATGATCTGTTGTCCTACTCCTTATTTCAGGGGGTTAAGAACCGAAGCCGGTGTCAGCGACGGTCTGCAGCAGCTGCCAGCCGGGGCCGCAGATGCCGAGCTTGGCCGGCGAGCCGACCGTCTTGTCGTACTTGGCGGTGTACGTGTACGGGTAGCGCAGCACGTTGTTGTCCACCGCCTGGGTGTTGTCGCGGTTGCTGATCGTGGCCTTGTTCAGCAGCCAGTAGATGTAGATGTCCTCGCCCTCGAAGTCATCCCAGCCCAGCGCGATGGTGCGGTAGCGCAAGTTGAGCGGGAGCGACGGGAGGACCATGACCACGCCACCATGCGGGGACGGGTTCACGTCGGAGAAGTCGGCGCCCCAGTACTTTTCGAGGTTGCCGCGGTTGGTCTCCTGGGGCACGACACCCAAGGTGATCTCCCGCTGGTTCGCCCACTCGCGGGTCGGTTCACCGAAACCGTGCGACCGGATCTGCACCATCTCGATGTTCTGGCCGAGCGAGACGCCGTCCTCCTTGGTGTGGAGGCCGGTGGGAACGTACTCGTCGGGGATGTCCAGCGAGCCGTCGCTGACATCCTCCAGGGTCGTCAGCGCTGTGGTGCCGACGTAGGGAGCGGTGAGGATGGAGAAGTCGCGCGCGGCAAGCTCCAGTTCCTCCTGCGCATTCTGAATTGCCTTGATGCTCATGGTCGGAGCCTTCCTCCGTTCGGTGCCGTCCGGTCAGAGACCGAGTTCTCCGGCATATTTCGAGAAGCTGGGCAAACCCTTGCGTCGCTGGACATCCAGCTCGAAGGTAACCGGCACAAGCCGTGGGTCTCTGAACGCTTCGGGAGTCAACGTCGGTCCGACGATTTCGCCCTGAACACTGATGACAGCATAGAGGTCGTCAACCGATATGCGGCCCCCGCCGCCCAGATAACAGTACAAAACCTGTCGCACGAACTCGATCACTTCCCACGACAGGTCTCTGCTGGCGGAGAGGGCGGCAAACTGCACGTGGGCGCGATCGACATCACCCTTGCCTCCCTCGCCCTTGACGATCCGACCACCGCTGCGGAAGATCCGCAGGTAGATGGTCCTGTCCTCCTCGATCGCGTGCAGCAGCTCCTGTTCGGGAGGCAGCCAGCCGAGGCAGACGACATTGGAGAGCAGCTGCGAGAAATAGCTCTGCAGCAGCCACTCGATGTCCACGAAGCCACCCTCGTACCAGTCCGGAAAGCCCGGCAGGGTACTCGGCAGTGGCGGCGCGGGCGCAATCACAGCATCTCCAGCACGTAGTTGAGGTCGTTGGCAGCGGCGATCTCCGCCTCGACACTGGCGTCTCGCTCTGCCTCCCAGCCAAATTCGTGCGGGAGGATGTGACTGGAGGTCACCTCCATGACGCCCTGCCAGCGGGTGCCCATGTCGGTGACGGTCTTCTCGGTGTAGGCGGCCGCGGAGTTGTGCAGCCGGTCGCCGGCATACCGCGGGTCGGTGCCACGCTCCACGATGCGCTGGTAAATCCCCTTGGCCCGTTGGGCTTCCAGCAGGCAGATCGCACGCAGCGCGTTGCTGTTGAGGATGAAGATGAGGGCAGGGTTGGGCGGCCCGTACAGTTCGATGTCGGAGTCGAGCATCAGCCGCCCTTTCGCACAGTGAACTCGACGTAGCCGTAGTCCTCGCCGGTCAGCGCGTGGTCATAGTCCCACCGGGCGTCGGCGACGATGCCGTACCAGGTTCCGTTGTAGAAGAACCGCATATTGTCCTTGACGCCTGATTCTCGCGGCACGAACACGGAGCCTGACTGTGTCGATGCCGTTCCGCGCGAAAGGGTCTGGGCAAGCGGTGCGTCAACCACCGGGACGCAGTGATCCAGAGTGCCGACAGGGCGTCCCGCGCGAGGCTTCTGGTTGACGATGCCAGTGGCGGCCTGCCAGTCGTGGTTACCGCGGGCCTGCTGCTGCGGGGTGGCATGGTCCTCCTCGAACGCCAGGGAGACGCCCTTCACGCTCACGCCGGGAATGAAGACGGTCACGGGGAGTCCCAGTGGGCAGAGAAATCGAAGCCGGGGTTGCGTGCCTCGCGCTCGGGGTACATCGGCAGGTGCTCCACGAACTTCTTGGGCTTGCGCAGCATGAGCTTGTCAGCGCGCGAGAGCCAGGGGGAGCCGAAGACGACGTCGTCGCCGAACGTGGTGGTGTGGCCCATCGGACCCATGGAGCTGTTGAAACTGCGGGTGCCCGGCAGCATGGTGCCGCCCAGGACGCCGCCAGGCGTCCCAGAGGTGCCGAAGGTGCGGGCGATCATGCGGGAGGCGACGACACGCACGTTCTGGGGCGCATCATCGGGCACTCCATCGTCGTCGGCGTCGGGGCCGGAGAAGGTGTGCTCCAGGTAGCCCTCGATGAGGGCGGTGGCCTCCTCGGCCAGGCCCTCGAATGCGGATCCTTCTTCGGTGGTCAGGTCGCGGCCGCCAAGACGCTTCTTGACGTCCTCGGTGCTGCACAGAACGCTCACGATGACCTCCCTGGTGAGTGGGGACGGGCGCTGGTAGCTGTTCGGGTAAACACCCCTGCAAACCCTGCGCTGGCCGATCCGGCGCCCGTCCCAACTCGGTCTGTTACGACGCCTCGGGCAGAACCGTGGCGACCATCGAACGGTTGGCGTCGCCGGCCACGGGCATTGCGATGGCGCTGCAGTGAACCCAGAGACCGATCGGGTCTCGGGTCTTCCACACGCCGGCCACGATGCCGGGCAGCTCGTCGCCCTCCAAGCCGTACTCCGGCTCGTCGGCCTCCAGGGTCTGACCCCAGTAGGTCGCACCCAGACCACCCTGATCGACACCAGCGCCTGCCGGGGGCAGGAGGAACACCTTGTTCGGGCTCAGGATCGGGCGGGTGATCACACCGTCGCCGTCCCCGTTGTCAAACTGGGCCTTCCGTTCGTAGATGTCGATCGGGGGGATCTCGTTGTCCTCCAGGACGGCGTTGACGGCCGCCCGGTTGATGCGGGAGGGCTGACCCACCAGCGTGGCGTACAGGGCGCGGAACTCCTTGTTGCGAGCGAGTGCCGCCACCTGGCGCCGGCTGGTGAACAGGATGGAGCCGGGGCGGACGTTGTTGATCCGCTCGTAGTCCTCCACCCAGCCGATGAGCTGTTCGATGACAGCTGCATCGGGGTCGTCCCAGAAGTCGCCGCCACCGTCGGTGGCCGAGACTTCCATGGACGGGTCGCGCTCGAAATCGAACGCCTGGATGAACCCGTTCTCCGCGATGTCGAGCCCGCCGGTCTCCAGGGCCTGGCCGCGAGCGACCTCCAGCCGGTTGGTGACCGCGTTGACGATGTTGTCCGTCAGCTTGAGCAGCGAGTTCGTGACCACCACGTCGCCCTGGGTGTTGCCGTCTCGCTGGCGCAGCTGATCACGCTCGGAGATGCGGTTCTTCAGGCCGATCGGGGGCAGTTCGATGAACACCTTCTGGCGTCCCTGGGTCTTACCCAGCGGCACCTCGGCGTCGTACGAACGGAACGGCGCGACAGGCAGGAGACCGGCGCCGCCGACCTCGAACTGCGCGACGATGTCCGGAACGAACTCGTTCGGGAAGTAGCGGGACAGCGAGCCCCACTGGCGTTCCAGATCCTCCTGCGACGCACGGGCATAGCCGGTGAGCGTCGCCGGGGTGATCAGGCTTGTCCAAAGCTGGCCTTCAGGCATGTGTCAGCGCTCCCTTACACGAACCGGAAAGTGCCACTGGTCGTCGGGGAAGCCCCGACCTGATGACCACTGGGCAGATTGGACACGATGATGCGGCCGGTATCCAACAGCGGCACGACGATGTCGTGCGTGTTGTCCAGCCGCGGGTCGACGGGCGTCGGGGTGAGAATGAAGCCCGCCAGCGTGCCAGCGCCCGCGTAGGGCACCAGCTTCTGCTTGCCGTCCACGGTGGCGTACTTCGCCGGCTCACCGCTGCGGATGTAGTTGCCGGTCTGAATCTTCGAGGTCCACGCCGACAGGTCGATGGTCGCAGTGCGGGCGCTGTCGACGCCGTCACTGCTACCAAGCCATGTCAGGTCGTCTACACCGAAGGATTCACGGCGGAATCCAAGCTGGACCATGACCTTTCCTTCCGAGAGTCGTTACGTCGCAACACTATTGGGTTGCGGGTTCCTGGCGATTCCCGGCTCGCTTGCTCTTGAACAGATCACGTCCTGCGTCAAGACTGCCGGTCTTACCGTCAGCTTCGGAGGGAACTCCCTGCTGACGAATGGGGCTGCGCCCCGGTGTTCCCGGCGTGGCCGGTGGGGTAGCGCCGCCGGTACCGACCGGCTTCAGGGTCTCGATGTCGGCTTTGATCTCGTCCTCGGTGTTCCCGCGGATGCGGTCCCACAGGACGGGGTCAAGCCCGGCTATCGCTGCCTCACGATACCGGATCTTGTCCGCCTCCAGGGCGGTGATCTTCTGGTCGCGCTCGGCGATGGCGGTGGCCTGGGTACTGACTCGCTCGGCGAGGGGCTGCTGTTCCTGCTCTTGAGCTTCCAGCTTCTTGCCCTTCTCGATGAGGTCTGCGTCGCGCTCCGCCTTCTCGCGGTACTCCCGCTTCACCCGAGCCTCAAAGCGATTGAAGTCTTCTTGGGTGAATGTCTTGCCGGAGTTGGGATCTGGCGGATTTTGTTCACCGGCTGGCGGTGTCGGGGTCGGAGTAGGGGTTGGACCCGGCGTCGGTGCTGGCTGTTCGGCTCCGCCTGCTGGCTGTGTCATTGCGGTGATTCCTCCGAGTGGAGTAGGTGCCCAGCAAACAAATTGCTGGTCGTGAACACCGCTATTAGACCGCAGGTTCCTCCATGGCGGCAAGAGTCTCTGTCAGGTTGCCTGTCTTCTTGCGTTCGTGCTCGTCACGCCAGGTCTGAACGTATGCCGGTGGGATGTAAGGGTTTCCGTCACGACTGGCCACGGCGATGCACCGGCAGTCGTGGTTGTGCGATGGCATGTCCACATATTTGCCGTTGTACGCATGCGGATCGACGGTCAGCAAACGACAGAACGGGCACGAGTCCTCGTTGGCGTCGCGCTCCCACTTCACCCGCTCCAGCTTCGCGTTGCCGATCACGGTCTGTCGGCCGCAGTCGAACACCATCCGCTGGAAGGCCCCGGCCATGTGCTCCACGGGGTCGGCCTCGCCGGCCAGCTTGTAGGCCCACGCCGAGGTGTAGTTGATCCGGCCCTCGCTCACCGGGAAGAACTCCCGGACACGAAAGGGCTTGTCGGACAGGTTTTGATACCAGTCAGCGGTGAGGATCGAGGCGCGGTCAAGGGTGGGGGTGATCAGTGAGGGCAGGATCGACTGGACATACTCCGGTGAGTACAGCCCGAACACGCCGCGGATCTCGTCGGTGCCCTCACGGACCAGCGACATCAGCTTGCCGCGCAGGTCGTCGGCTTGCTTGCGAGTCGTCAATTCGGGCCTCCCTTCGCTCGGCGGCGTTCCTCGGGAACGCGTCGGGGTTGATTGGTTTCTGGAACAGCCACTGTTTGCAGTCGGCGCAGTAAACCTGCGCGGCGACGGTGCGGAGGTACTGGCCACCGCGCCAGATGTGACGCTGTGGCTCCACCTCGTGGTTCAGGTGACGGCAGGCCTTACCCATCAGCTACTCGGACCCCCGCCGACGTTCGGGCGGCCCGGCTGGCCCCCTGTGGGCGCCGGTGTGGCCGCAGCCTTGGCCTTGGTGATGGCCACCTGCGTGTTGAGCTGGTTGGCGGCTTCACGGGCCATCTGGGCCTGCTCCTTGGCCTCCTGCTTGCGCCAGTCCTGCTCCAGGATCAGCTGGTCATGGTCGCTGATGTCCAGCCGGCGGTAGGTGACGCTGGAGTTGGGCGGCAGCACCTTCGCCGCGATCAGCTTCTGGGCCTCATCCGCCTGGGCCGCACGCGTCGGGATGGCCGGGTTGCGCCACAGTGGGCGGATGTTGCGGAGGTCGTCGGTGCTCACCGCGTCGGGGCCGTGCTTGCGCAGCAGGGCCAGTAGGGCGACCTCTTTCCAGCCGCGGTTGTAGCTCTGGATGCGACGCTCGGCCCGGCGCACCAGGCGGTACTCGCCCTTCAGGATCGCGTCACCGGAGGTGGGGTTGTCGGTGACGAACCCGAACATTTCCGCAGGCATGCCGGTCTGTCCGGACAGCATGATCGAGTAGGCCTTGATCTGCTCGATGTACGGGGTCGGCGGGGCCGGTCGCAGCTCGGTGATGGTGGGCCGGGGTGATGGTGCCGGGGAGTTGGGGTTGCCTTGCGGCGGAACGATGTTCAGGTGGCCCATGATGAGGGACCAGCCACGGCGCTTCTTCTCCGCCTCGGTCATATCGTCAGTGAAGCCCAGGGTCTCGGGGTCCACGTCCAGCAGGGCGCGCATCGGGGTGGTGTAGAACTCGCGGTTGACTTCCATGCCGAGCAGGGTGCGCACCGCGGCGTCGGTGTAGTAGCGGACGGCCCGCGTGATCTCGCTGCGGCCACCGACATCAGAGGCGCTGTCACGGGTGAGCAGCTGGGCCATCATCACGCGGTTCATCTTGTGGTTGTCGACCGCGGTGACCTCCAGCTTGCCGCCCTTGATCGGGTCGGTCTCGAACAGCAGGGTCCGGTTCGGCATGTACAGCGACTGCATGATGCACTGGTTGCGGGCGTTGAACGTCTGCGAAATCCCTGCGATAGCACGACGTTTCCGGTAATCCCAGATGACGGTGGAGTGGTTGGGCGACTCGCCGGTGATGATGACGTCGGGCTCGTCCTCGTCACCCTCGCCGACGGACACGAACCCCACGCCGGCAATCAGCGAGTCCGCGGTGGCGCGTGACGACTCGATGCTGATGTCGTTGTCCTCGGCCACCTCATCCAGGCCACGGAGGTCACCGTTGGCGGCGGCCCAGCCGAGCATGTCGATGCGCTCCTCCAGCACGTCAACGACGGTTTCCGGCCACCCGCAGATGACCGGCACGTCGCGCAGCTGCGGGGGGATGGCGATGTCCAGCTGCTCCACCACCTGGCGGGTGCGGTAGTACGAGTACTTGTCCTCGTTGTTCTTCCGAGCGACAGTGAGCTGCTTCTTCAGCTTGCCCAGTGTCAGCTTCTCGTCGGGAGTGAGATCCTTATCGTCCACAAGGGTTTCGGCGTCACGAGGCCCCGATGCAACTGGCATGAATGTGGTCATACGATCACGGCCTTCTTCCGAGTGACAGTTTGCTGGCCAAATCCCTTGGCGAGCGCGTCCAATCTGGCTGTCCACGCCATGACCCCGGCATATGCCGCGTCGATCTTATCCCACGACTCGGGGTATGCCTTGTAGATCAGGTAGCCAGTGGCAATCTTCCGGCGCCGGGCATTGAGAAAATGCCGGGTCATCGCCATACTTCCGTCATGACTGAACTCCCCCGTCGCTGGGGGTGGCAACCCCTGCCCGACCTGCTTGTCGTAGAGCGTCCACGCCTCGCCGGAGGTGACGACAGCAACCCTGGTCCGCTCGACAAACTTGGAGACCAGAGCTGTTTTGCCCGACGGCCACACCATGATGGGGTGGTCACCCGATGCTTTAAGCCAAAGCCGTCGCCCATACGCCGCTTCCCATTTCGAGATGAATTCCGTCCATCCGTTTGGGTCGGCGTAGAAGCCGATGACGTTCCACCGATCGAAAGCTGTGCGCACCGCGGTGTCGACTACGAGAACGGGAGGGGTCCAACCCTTTCCGTCGCGTCCCGACGGCTGCTCCCATACCCCGATCTCGAACATGTGCCCGGTGGCCACTTCACACCCGACGAGTGCTGTCGCATCGGCCTTACCGCGAGCGCGACCTTGAGAACCATCGAAACCCAGCACTATGGCAGCACCATCGGCTGGTATCCCCCGGTCTGGACGGTAGCAAGCATGCCACTGGGGACTTGTTACCCACGAATCACTGTGGTGCGTGATCTGATTCAGAAAATCGCTGCGGCTCCGCTGGATGTCCTGCGCCGGGTCGTAGATCACGGACACGAGGCGGTCCAGATTCATGTGTCCCGCCGGGCAGGGCGGAGTGTGGATTACGCAACCACGCTTATCAGCACTGGCGTCCCCGTAGGCGAATCGCAATCCTTCTATGAGACTTGGTCTTTCATCCAAGTCGAGGAGTGGTGGCGCCTCCCGATGGTCGTAGAGGAGTGAGTTGTCGAGTGCCCGGCCCTCCTGGATGGACTGGGCGAAGTGCGCCGACTTCTCGGCCACGCTCTCGTCGCCGGGCATGAAGGCGTTGGGTGACTCCAGCACGGTGCCGCCCACCTTGGCGGCGTTGGCGCGGACGACGTCGGCCAGGTGGTGACCGCCGTTGGCCTCCACCCACTCCTCGGTCTGGTCCATGACGCAGAACAGGGCGCGGGCACCCTTCAGTGACCGGGCGCTGGAGGCCACCTTCTCGATGCGGCCGCGGGGTAGCTGGACGAACGTCTGGTTGACCAGCATGCCGGGCAGGTAGTCGTGGACCGGGGCCTCTTCGCGCAGCATCTCCAGCAGCGGCTCCCAGGTGTTCGCCGTCTGCTTGTCCGACACCGCACAGATGTGGACCAGCGGTGTGCGCGACTCGCTCCAGGGTCGCGCCACCGGCTGGCCCGCGGGGAGTGCCAGGCAGCTGTCACAGGCCTCGCCGTCCGGTCCCTTTGTGCACTTATCGGCATCGGTCCAGTGGTCGAATACGACCGGCCCGATGGCCTCCACGATGGCCAGCGCGGCCAGCAGGGGGGACTTACCCCAACCGCGGGGTCGGCACAGCACACCGCGCGCGTAGAGCCGCCGGCCCGTCTTGTCGATCGAGTACCAGCGCAGGATGAACTCCTCCTGCTCTCGATAGAGCACGAAGGGCTCGTAGTCGTGGCAGTCTGGCTTGGCCAGATTCTCGGCTATCCAGTCGATGACCTGATACCCGAGCGTGGGGATCTCCCCGCGGACCGACGGCTTCCAGGGCATTAGTTCTTCGGGTTCGGTTCCGCGTCGGGCGGCACGACACCGGACATCCCACTCGGGTCGGCGGCCGTGCCCTTCAGGTCTTCGACCTGCTCAGCGACGTCGTGCGCCTCGGGGTGTTCCTTGTCCTCGGGTGCGTTCATGATGCTGCTCCTCCTTTGACCGCGGTCAGGGGTCCGCGCCGGCTGCGCGAAGTGGTCCCCGCCGGGGGCTCCTTGCCCGCCCGTCGCCGCTCCTCGGCCTCGTCGGCAGCGACGATCGAGATGCGCTGCTTGAGCAGGTCGTCGGGGGTGACTCCGAACTGGCTGAATCGGATGCGCGCCTCGGCCGCCCACTTGGGCTCGGTGAGGCTGGCGTCATCGAGCATCACGGCCCGGCTGAGCAGATCCCACTGGGCCGCCTGGAGCCCGGCCATGATGGTGGGGAATTCGCCGAGATGCTTCCACAAGTCGAGGCTCTGTGGGTTCCAGGACTCGCCGGTCATCGGGTTGATCGCGCCGACCAGATCCCAGATCTCCGGCTGCGGAACAGCCTGGGCGGTAACGGTTCTCATGCCCGCGCGGCGGTCGCCAGCGGCGCCGGCCCGTCCGTGTGAATGCCCGCTTAGTTGCTCGGGGTTCTTGGGCCTACGTGGCATGACGACCTCACCATCTGAGTCCAGGGTGCCGCTCTGGCTGCAGTTTCCAGGCGTTTGCTCCCCGTTGGGCTTGCTCCTGCGTATGCACATTGTGACACGCCGAGCAAACGAGGCGGACTTTGCTGGGGTCGCTCGATACCTTCTTTGGTCCACCGGACTCGGTGACGCCGTCATCCACACCGGGCTCGCCGTAGTGGTCGTACTGGAGCTGGTGATCTCCCTGGCAAACATTAGGGATCTGGAGTTCGCACCAGTCCTCCCCGGTGGGGGAAGTCTGACGTGAGCGCGCCCTGATGAACTGCTTCACCCTTGCCGGAATGTGTGTACTCGGCCGGTTGCGCGCCCACGTCATAGCTACATGATTGCAATCCCTCGGGACCAACGCGAGCGGGTGCCGAAGTTGTGCGCCACCCGCCCGTCCTGGAGGACCGCGTCCTCGGGCCGGTGCTGGGCGACGCTCGGGATGCTGACGTCATGGTTCACGAGCGACGGGTTGGTGTAGCTGACCGGGATGGCCTGGCCCTTGCACCACTCGGTGATGGCCTCGTCTATCGGCTTGCGCAGGGGACTGTGCGCCGCCTCGCTGGCGTTCTCCAGCATGCCGCGCGGGCCGGTGAGCACGTCGGTACGGATGGCCACCGCGACGGCGTGCAGCAGCGTGGTGCTGACGATGAAGGGCTGCCCGGTGGCCACCGCGCGGGCCGCCTTGGCCTGCCACTGCGGCGGCCGCGCCTGGCCCAGGTAGAGCGACACCACAGGGCTCGGCGCGTTGTTCAGCGCGAACTCGGCCTGGTCCATGAAGCCGTCGCACAGGATCGCGTCGTCCTCCAGCACCACTGACCACTCGTCCTCGCCGATCTCGGCGTCACGCCAGGCCAGCTCCTCCCAGGCACGGAGGTGGTTGTCGGTGCACCCGAACGTCCCACCGTCGGTGTAAATCATTGTGCCCATGGGGAGTTGGGAGAACAGGTTGGCCGACAGGTGACGCGGTCGCTGGTAGGTGGTGACGATGGAGTACTGGACGTTCACCCGAACAGCACCATCTGGCGGGGCTCCACCTCGTTCATGCGCGCCAGCACGTTGGTCAGCCCGAAGGGTGCGATCTCCAGGTTGACCGGGTGGCACCAGTACCCTGGCCGGCCGTCGTGACCCTCCTCGTCGTACTGAAACTCGTTGGAGGTCACCCACGGTGCGGTGGAGGCGGCCAGGTACTTCACGCCGGAGTCACGGAACAGCTGGACGATGCGCTGGTTCTGTGGGGTAGGCAGGTGGATCATCAGGTCGCGGCACCAGATCAGATCCACGTCGGGGATCTGCGGCCGGTCCAGGATGTTGACGCACTCGAATCGCACGTCCACCCCGTCGCCCCACACTCCGCCGAACTCGTCGTCGTTGATGGCGACCTGCTCGGGCTCCACATCCCAACCGATGTACCGCTCCAGGCCGGAGATGTTGGTGTGCTGCATCCAGTTCCAGTCACCGCAGGGGATGTCGAGCATGCTCTTGATGCCGTAGTCCTTGATGATCTGTGGGAGCCAGGTGCGCACGTTCTGGGTCGCATCCAGGGTGGAGCCGGGGCCGTTCGGGGTTTCGACCCACTGCTTGAACTGCTGTCGGATCTGTGACCACGCGTGGGCCTGGGTCCGCTTGTCGAATATCATTTGTGCTGCCACCATGCCGTTCCATTGTCGGTGTACTTCTTGAACTCCGTGGTCACCTGGGGTCCGGTGACGACCGCGATGTGTTCTGCCGCAGCCATATTGAAGAACACCATCTCATGCAGGGCGTCAGCTCGGGTGTTCGCCCACAGGTCGTTCATCTTCATGCAGAGGTTCATGATGGTCTCGCGGTCACCGCCGACCACCCCGCAGTTCAGCAGCTGGCGCTCAGAGTGGCGGCGCACCCACATGCTGACCTTCTTGGAGTGCTGCCTGATCCACTCGCAGCCGACTTTCGTTGGCTCCCAGCCGGTGTAGAGCACGCCGGGTCGCATCTGCTCCCATGGCTCACGCAGCATGATGACGTCAGTGGCGTCGACCAGCCAGACGAACCGGACCTCGGGGTGGCGGCGCAGCCACTGCCATTGTGACAACCAGCGTTGTCGATATGCCACCTCGGGGGCCTCGATGCGCTCCCAGCTGAGTGCGGTATCCCTGGAGTTGAAGCAGTCGTGCAGCACCACCAGCTTGCCGTGGGTGGACAGGGACAGCTCGTCCAGCATGGTGACGTCCGGAGACAAGAACGTGCCGCGCTGCGGGTCGCGCTGGCCGGTGAAGAACGACGTCAATACAACATCTTTCGCGCTGCTGCGGTCACGCATGATAGTCCACGAACTCCTTGGAGTTGGCGCGTTGGATGCGCAGGTTGGTGTTGCGCTCGATGAGGCGCTGGCGCTTCGCCCGTGACATGGCACTGAAGCTGCGGACCACCGCGCAGTGCTCGTCGCCGGCATAGATGCTGCCCGCCATCTGCGGGTTGTCCTGGTGCACAAAGCTGGTGAACCCCGCGTTGTGGATGCGCTGCGCCCACTCGGCGTGCTCCTCGAACCCCATGCCGAACACCGGATTGAGTCCGCCGACGGTCTCGATGACATCGCGGCGCACGTACTGGCAGCACCCCATCGACCACGTGTAGGCGACCAGGTTGGAGTCCCGGTACAGCTCGGCCATCTTGGCCACCGGCAGCCCGTTGTGGGCGAAGTGGGTCCAGCAGTAGGTGTAGTAGGGCTCCTCGCCTTCGATGTACGGCAGCCACCAGTTGCCGCGTCGCGGGGCGGTGTCGTCGTCCAGCAGGATCAGGTGCTCGACGCCCTGGTCCATCAGCGCCTCGATGCAGCGATTCTTGGCCGCTGGGATGCCCCGTGGCTGGTCGTGACGGATCAGGCGGGCACCGTGTGCCTGGGCGCCGGCCAGGGTGGCTGGCTGCTCGCTCCCGTCGTCCACCACCACGATGGGGACGCCCTGCGGGGTGTAGCGGACCAGGGCCGCGAGCGTGTCGCGCAGGACATCAGGGCGGTTGTGCGTTGTGACAGCAACGCCAAAATTTGATGACACGGGGACAGCATATCTATTAGAGTGAGCGGGTGCGTCAAACTCGGTCAGCTGTTTTTGACACAGCAGGCAGCTGACAAGCAAGTGTCGTTCATGATGGTTACAGAGCTATCTCAGACCGGAGACGGCTACTGCGCACACAACAACGCCCCCCGAGGTTGTAAGACACTCGGGGGGCGCTGTCGTTCATAGGGTGCGTTCCTCCAGTACCGCACCAGTCGAGTCGATGACCACCAGTCGGTGGCCGGTGCCCTTGAAGGCCAGCACCGCGGTGTCCACCGCATCTCCCTGGTTGGTGTAGGACTCACCCCACAGCAGCTTCTTCTCGTTGCCGCCGGTCAGTCGGATGCGCCAGCGCTGCGGCCGGCCACCCTTTGTCTTGGTGTTCGGCCCCTGCCACACAAGGACTTTCAGCTTCTCCTTGCTCATTTGTTCACCCCCTTACTGTCGTAGGCGTTGATGATCTCCCTGATTTGTGGTGCTCGCCAGCCCGCGGGCTTGAGCAGCTTCCCGTCGTCGCGCCGCACGATCGGCCCCAACGATCCGTCCACCTTGGACAGGTTCGACCGTGCCACCTCGTCATAGATGGCAGTGGTCAACCGCGGTCCGAAGTAGGTGAGCATGGTGCCGTGCGAGACCACGATGATGTCGGCCAGGCCGTCGGCGATCTCCACCAGGTTGCCCTGGACCTCACCCGCGACGTACTCGTTGTACTCCTCGGCCAGGATCTTCACCCGCATCTTGCGCAGGGCCTCATCATTCATGTCCGCGCGGAACGGCTGCCCGCCTAGCTCCATGAACCGCTGGGTCGCATCGAGGATCATGCTGCACACCCCCACGGTGCCGCCGGGGGCATCGCGGTGCCGTTGTCGATGACACACTGCGTCGGCAACCAGAACCCCATCGCGTTGGCGGAGTGCCAGAACGTGCCGTCGGCGTACCGTCGGCCGTCGCAGAACCCACCCCAACCACTGCCCACGCCGCCGCCGGGGCACCAGCCCAGTGCGGGGATCGGCATGTAGGGATCAAAGATGCTGTCCGCGTGCGCCTTCGGGGAGCTGACGGCCACCACGACGATCGTGGCAATCACCGCCAAGATGATGGTGACGAGTATCTTGCTCAGCACACTGAGTCGTGTCCACCAGGTCATGTCAGTCCTCCACTCCGAGCCAACCCAATAGGTCTATCGGGTCTGTTGCAATGTGATCCACCATCTTGTACATCAGCTCCGGCTGGACAACTTCTTCCAGCAGGATCGCGGTGCGCTTCCCCGCGCCGACGGCCCATCCCAACTCCAGGTGCGCTGACTTGCCGCACGGGAGAACCAGGACGAACGTGTCCGCCCACTTCATCGCATCGAAGTCGGCAGTGAACCCCTCTTCGGCACGAGTGTGCTTAAGGGCGTTGACATACGCCGCGCCAACGATGGACTTGTCGCCGTCCAGGCCAACCTCGTGGAACGAGAACCCCTTGTTGCCGTGGGGATTCTTGAAGTCGTACACCTCAAACTTCGCCGCTCGTAGTGTGTGGACGATCAACTGCTGGAAGTTGTTTCGCCACGACGATGCGACATAGATCCGCTGTGACTTGGTTGCCGTGGTCATTAGCTGCCCACCTTCATGTCAGCCTCGCCGAACACACACGTGGCTGGGATGCCCTGGCGGTGCAGGTCTTCGCAGGCACGCACGCGCGGACCGAGGGGTCCGTACTGCTGGTCGGTGACGGCGATCCGGTTCGGGGCCTCCGCCTTGGTGATGTCGATCTTGCGCTTGTCCTCGGCGGCCTGGTCGGACTGCTGCTGCATCGAATCCGACTCAGCGAACACGCGGTCCACCACGATACGGATTGTCTGGCAGTCGAAGTCGTCGCCGACACCTGTCGATCCGGAGCCACAGAACAGATCGGTGGTGGCACCCGTGTTCTTCTGCATCTCCGCGGAGAACGCGTCCATCATGGACGCGGCGATGGCCTCCTTGGCAGCGAAGTCGTTGGCGATCCAGACGTTGTCCGACACCTCCGGCGTGGCGCGCTCGGCCACCCGGTTCAGTACCGGCCACATGTTCTCCGACAGCATCTTGTTCCACCCGTCGGAGGCAGAGTTGACGTCCCCCTCCTGGCGACCGAAGTCATCGGGTGATCCGACGGAGCACTGGTACTTGCCTGCGCAGAACTGGATGAACTGCGCCGCAGCGGATTCCCGCAACGGGTCACCGCCGTTGCCATTGGTGTTCAGGTTCGGCCGCCAGTACACCGACACGTACAGCTTGACGGGGGTACCCACCTCGGTGCGCCCATGTAGGGGCTGGTTGGTGTCACCACCCTCGCCAGCGACGATGTAGTTCCGCTTGTCGGCGGGGAAGTACATCGCGTTGTCGTAGTTGTTGTTGTACTCGTTGATGGTGCCCGGCAACAGGAATCGGTTGACGGTACGGTTGCCCTGCGGGCCGTTGTCGTGGTACTCGCCGTTGCCGACCAGGTACCCGAAGAACGAGTCAGGCACGGATGCCACGTCGTTCTCACTGCACGCGGTGAGTGATCCCGCCAGCGCCGCAGCACAGGCAGTACCCAGGATGACCCTGGTGAACTTCTTCATTCCTTCATGCCTTTCATGTAGTCCTCGAACGTCCAGTCCTTCTGGACCTCGGCACGGTGCAAGAGTTCTCGCCGACGGCGGACCTTGCGACGCACCAAGACTGTGATGGTGCCGACGATCGTGAGTCCGATCGCCATGCCGCCCAGCATCTTCAGCACGGGCGCCCAGTCATAGGGCGGAGCCGGCGGAGCTGGTGGCGGTGGTGGAGGTGGTGGTTTGGGGTGTGAGGCCTGATACTTGTGCACCTCGCGGATCATGGCAAGCAGTTTGTCCAGCGGTGCCCGCGTGACGTTTTCGACGCGCGCTGCGCGCTCCTGGAGCCACAGCTGCGGCACCCATGCGTTGCCCTGGACGGTCAGCTCGTTACCGATCGTCTGGAGCACGATCAGATCCACGTCGTCACTGGAGACGGTGACACGCCTGCTGTCCTCGGCCAGCATGATGATGGCCATGTCATCGCCGGGCTGGAGCCTGGCCGTCAGCTTCCCGGCGATGATCTCGGAGTCCTCGATCTCGGGGGCCACATGCACCACGCCGACGTCAGCACGGGCGATGTAGCTGCCGATGATGAGTGATACCAGGGCGAGGGTGATGAGCCCGCAGATCAAGATCGGTGCGCGCATCCATGGATGAAACTTCATGGCTGACAATCTTTCTCGGAAAATTTTCGCAGGGGTTCGGCGAGCTTAGTTAGATTAGCTAGATAAACCGAGGATCGCCTTGATGGAGTCCAGGGTCTCGGTCAACACCGTCGGCATGAACAGCGGGTGGGACAGGGCCACGTGGTAGGCGACCCACTCAGGGGTGTCGTCGGCGATCTTCGGATCGGCCGGCATCCACATCGGAGCGCCGCGCTGGTACAGGTAGTGGATGAACGAGTTCGACGCCGTCGCGTGGACGTGGCGGCCATAGATGTACACGTCGCGCAGCTCCCACTCCCCAGTGTCCCGAGTCGTTTCCCACTTCATCGTGAGGGACTGGGGCTGCATGCGCTTGCGGGCGGCCTGGTGGTTCCAGGTGATCATCATCTCGGGCGGCATCTCGTCACCGTCCTCGAACAGGACGGTGCGTTCGTGGGTGTCGATGAGCCTCACAGCGGGTACCTCTCGATGTAGGCCTTCAGGTCGGCGTCGCCGCGGTTCCTGATGGCTTGGTGGTGGTCGATGTCGCAGAGTCGCTTGGCATCTCGCAGGTAATGCGGCGGCACTTCGGATAGAGTTGTGCACTCCACGCGGTGGTTACGGATTCGTCCGATGCGCTCGTTGTGCTCCGGCACCCAGCCATTGTCCCCGTCGGGGGTGATGGTGTACCAGCAGCGAGAGTCCACTTCGCTGGCCGCCACCCACTCGCCGTCATTGTTGCGGCGCTTGCTCCATACCAGCTTGCCGTTCTGCATCATGCACGTTCTCCAATCACGTAGTCGGACTGCACTTCTCCGTGCTCGGGATTACCCCGAACACTCCAGCCCCACCAATACGTACCGACGTGCTTGCCGAGCAGGGGCTTCTCGGCGGTGAATGTCTTGAAGTGGCCGCGCACCCGATGGATCGCGGCGGCGCGGTGACTCCCACCGTGCTTGCTGCTGGCCACAGAGCCCTCACCGGGCAGGATGATGGTGTTGTAGCGCAACTCCCTGGCCGGGATGCCACGGCGCTTCTCCGTGCCGCTGCGCCGCATCTTGAGTGAGCCGGTCTCGCGGTGCTTGACGTTCTTGCAGTTGATGAGCCCGAGCGCCATCAGTGCGGGCAGCGCGAACATGTCCACCATCGCAGCGCTCTGGCGCGCAAGCTCCTCGGAGACCCCCTCGAACTTCGGGAGCGCCCGTGCCTCGATGAACTTGCCCTGCCTGTCGGTGTGGTACTGAGTGACCGTCGGCCAGACGAACAAGTCGTCGTTCTCGGGGTTGACAGCCAGGTAGACCAGCACAAACCCGCGATCGTCGTCAGCGGCCTTGAGGTATGCGCCGCAACGCATTCCGACCAGCTCCGACATCATGGCCTCGTCTTTTTCGACGCAGGCACCGTCGGGCACCTCCCACTCCAGCCACATGTCGGAGTAGGGCAGCTTCAGTGGCCCCAGCTCGTCGCGCTGGTACCCGTCCTTGTCGCCGCGCCAGTACAGGTCCGCGGCGACCTGGATGTCGAACTTCACCGCGTCTGCGCACGGCTCCGCGAACTGCACGCCCTGGGCGTTGTTCCCGTGGTCATCCAGTAGGCCGGCGACCACGGCGACATCCCCGGCCATCATGCGGCGCAGCAGCGTCATCGCCTGCATCAGACGGCCTCCCAAAACTCAATGCGCACTTCATATTTCGTGTTCATCAGGATGTGGTCCATGGCCCGGCAGGTCATGGCGCGGTGCCACGACGCCGGGTACTCCTCGGACCCCATGGCCTCGTGATACTCGCTGTCCACGCGGAACGTCTTGAGCACCACGACGCCGTTGACGGCCCGCTCGGTGGCACCCTTGACCATGGTGGCGATCGCCTCCGCGGACTGGTTCCACAGCCGCACCAGCTCCACTCCGGCCTTCTCGGGGATCGCGGTGTGGCCGTCGGCCCAGCGGACCACCGTCCGCTCACCGAACCCCACGCGGGTGCCGAACCACTTGCGCGTCAACCCCATCCAGTCAATGAGGGCGCGCAGCTCTGCCGGGGTGATGTTGGCCGGGTCGGTGACCGACGGCTCACCCGTTTTCGGCAGAGGCACCACATTGTCTTCACTCACAGGGGTTTTCCTTTACCTTTATCCTCGGAAAATTTTTGGACCACTACCGGAAGGTTTGCTGTCACACTACCTGACAGGCTGGTTCTCTGCCAGGGCGTTTTCGATCCGCTTCCGCAGCTGCATCGCGGTGGCCCTCGCCGTGATAGCCATCCCCGACGGGCTGGCCACCGGGACGTAGCGGTAGGCGGTCGGGCGCACCATCTCGTCGGTGCTCATCCACGTGCGAGCGTCATTGCTGACATACCAGCCGCGCGGGGTGGAGAACCACCAGGTGAGCATGTCGTAACCGGCTCCCGGCCGGTACCAGAGTCGCCAGGTGACGACCATGCCGGCGACGACGTTGACCGCCTGATGGTCGCTGTAGTTCTCCGGACGCTGCCGCTGGTGGGTCAGGGTGGCCTTCATGCGCTCGGCCAGGTCCACCCAGGCCTGCAGGTCGGACTCGCGCCACAACGGCTGGTGCCGGGTGTTGCCGTACCCGGCCGTGAAGGGCGCTGGCGGGGCTGCCGGAAGCAGGGTGTCGTACTGGTTCCGGTTCAGCCCCGTCAGCCTCATGATGTCGACGCGATTGAGTAGGCGCTCACTCACTGAACACCCGGCCACAGTCGTGCTCACCGATCGGGCCACCCGCGTTCACCACCGCGCAGGCGATGTCCACCAGCTGGCTCGTGAGCGCCGCCTGGACGATCTCCAGGCTCCGCGGCCGGGCGCCACTCAGTCGGCCGGCGTGGATGGCGCCAGCCACCATCAGCACGGCGTTGTACTGGTCGCACCCGAGCAAGAAGTGGGTGGCCTCCTCCGCCTCCGAGTGGATCTCCGGCAGCGTCAGGTGGTCGCTCAGTCCCTCGCGGAACACGGTGACGATCTTGGCCACGGCCAGGGTCATGTTGTGGTCGTTCTCGTGGTAGACCTTCGCGGGGTCGATCATGCCTCCTCCTCGTCTCCGAATACCTGCTTGCGCAGTTTGCGCAGGCTTCGCCAGAGATTCAATTCTTCACGTCCCCAACCGCGGTTGGGGAAGGTTTTCATGATGACGGTCACCGAACGGTCCAGCGTCCGCGCTACCTCGCCGTAGCTGGCTCCGTCGTCCAATAGCTCGGTAGCGCGCTGGCGCTCCCATTCCGACAGCGGAGGCTTGAGCCGACGCGGCACCTGGTTCGCAGCGATGCCGTCGGCGATGATCCGATCTACCGTCCGGATGTCGATCTTCATCTCCTGGGCGATCTCCACGTGGGTCATCGTGCCCCGCAGGCGGAACTCGATCACGCGGTGCCGGGTGAGGTCGCTGTACCGGCGGACACGCTGGCTCTGGGGGATCATCAGAACCACACCCCCTTCCAGCCGATATGATCGGCTACGCGCTGATACTCCACTTTCGGAGTGGCTGAATCGGTTTCCCACTGCTGGACCAGAAATGTATGGAAGTCGCCGGGGTGTTTTTCCTCATTGCGGTCGGCGTGCCGAATGGCGGTGTACATACTGTGCCCGACACCGAGGATGTGTCGGGCGGAGTGATTGTCCTCGCCGAGCGCGACCCAGATCTCAGTTGGCGCGGGCATGCACCACCTCCAGTAGACGATTGACCCGAATGTGTTCGCGCGGACTGCGACTCACCTCGGACTTGGCCAGCAGATCCCAGCACTGCCCACACACCTCGTTGTGCTTGAGCTGTTTCGGCTGCTTCTCCCGCAGGCAGGCCCGGCAGGTGTTGAGCCGGATACCGGCCCAGAACTCCACCAGCTCCCACTGGGCCTCGCGGCGCTTCCGGTACTCGGCGAGCACCGTGCGCCACTCCCACGGTTTGTTGAGCAGGTTGTAGAGCAGCATTACTTGGCCCTCCGTGACTGGATGCGGTGGATGTTGATGAGGCGCAGGGTGCCGCGCTCGGTGTTGTTCAGGCGGCCACCGGAGAGCTGATAACCCTCGGGGTAGACGTAGGTGGCACCGGGGACGAAATCGCCCGTGCGGGAGTCGATCTTCTGCTTCTTGAGGGTCTTGCAGCGACCACAGATGGTGGACTCCACGTAGAACCGGCCGTCGATCTCCACGTCGTACGGCTTCCAGCTGTGCTGGTACCGGCGGCACTCGATGAACTGGTCCTTGATGACACGAGCAGGGTTGATGCGCTTGGCCATGGGGTGTTTTCCTAAACGGTTGGGCGGCGAGCTAATTCGTGGATGGCAAGGCCGGCCAGGGTGGCCAGTCCGGTGATGTAGGCGTGCAGCTCCAGGTCGTCCGGAGGTTCGAGCATGGAGGCGATGACGTCTTCGATGGTGCCTTCGGCGGCGCGTACCTCGGCGATGAGTTCGTCCATGTGGTAGCGGGTGCCGTCGATGATGAAGGGGGTGGGGAATGGTGCAATCATGTTGTGCTCCAGGGGTTGAGGGGGTGGTGTCCAAACCGTTTAGCCGGGGGACTAGATCAGCGCCGAGCAATGACAGTCCAGCCTGTTAGTGACTCCCAGGGTTACCGTGAACCGTTCAGGACGGGTTGGTGCCTGCACTAGGCATTGGTCATCGACTTATTGGCTACGATCCTCCGATTACAGAACACCACCCCCAGCCTGTTGCGCCTAGCTGGAGATCAGCTGGCTGGCCGCCCAACGCGGCACGACCGCGATGTCCCGGCGGTCGATCTGCACGCCCTGGGCCGCTGCGACCTCGGCGAGCCGGCGACGCGTCGGCTTCGACTCGTTGGCTTCGTCATACTCCACGACCAGCTGGGGCTTGCTGCCGCCGTTCAGGACGCGGGCACGGGCGACGTTGTACCCGGCGCGACGACCGACGCTGGTGACGTCGTTCGGGGTGATGTAGCGGGTGCCGGGGATGGTGATGGTGACCTTCATGTTTTGTTGCCTTTCAGGGGTTTTGCGGATTTTCTGGCGACGCCTAGTCGGCCGCCATCTGTTTGGTTACACGGTGCGCATGCGGGTCTGATGTTGTCCCTGGTGTAGCGCCCTCCTTCTGCTCCTGGGATCGGGTGTCGATCCACGGTGATGGTCGAGATGGTTACCGTGCCTTCACACTTGGCCGATACGCGCAGGCTGCACGGTGCCTGCACCCCATCTCCGAACTCTACGAGCAACCACAGCTTGCGAACGCGGCGTTGGTACGATGACCCCCGGTCGTTGCGGTTTGTGGTTCCCCGGTAAGTCATTTCGCTGCTGTGGCCTCACGCTGCTTACGGCTGTCTCGGTGCTTCTTGTTGGCGGCTGCGTGCGCCTCCCGGCAGCACTTGAGCCGACACCCGTAGTCCCGGTATCCACTATCGGTGCCGTGGACGTGTCGCGGGGTGGGGGCATTGCGCTTGGCCTCTCTGACTCCAGCCTGGTACTCGGTGTTCGCGGCTTTGCAACGGTCGCAACGGCATCCGTGGTTGATGTAGCCGTTGAGCGTCCCATGGCGGGGGTCTCGTGGGTCATTCAGCAGCTTCCAGGTCGAATCGCTGACGGTCATCGGTTGACGTACCAATGTGCCGCCCAGCCGGCAGTGGCACCGACCAGTCCGATGAACATCAGCGCGGCGAAGAGTATCGCCAGCTTGCTGTGTGCGTCCATGTCTTTCCTTTCAGGGTTACTGACATTGTACCATACTTACCAGAGATCGCGTGCTCGGGTGACCGGCGGTTCCTTTTTCACGAACAACTGGTGGTCCACTCGGATCGAACTGGCCTCGGCCAACTCGCCCCACGAACTCTTGCCATCCCCAATCTTCATTGTCCTGGTGGTCATCTCAAAGCCCACCACGCCGATCGGCATGACATGCAGGGGTGAGAATGCGTGGTACCGCAGGACGGTTATATGGAGGTCGGGGAGTGGGATGAACTCCAGTTCCTCGCACACCCCGTCATAGATCGGGGTGGGGTCATTGCGCCATGGGTTAGTCACTGATCGAGTCCCAGAACCATTCGGAACAACGCGCGTAATGCCGTGGCGGTGTCCAGTCTTCGATCCTCGATCTCACCCGTGACCAGATCGCGGACCACGATGAAGATGTCCAGCGTCGGGGTGGTGTGCTCGTACTCCTGATCGGGGTCATACCTGTCTCCAGTGTCCCAGTCGACGCGGACGTCCAGGATCTCTGACTCATGAGCGTTGACCTCCCCGGCGAATGCTTCGCGCAGTGCTTCACGGTGCTTGTTCATGCCTCCGGCTTTCCACACTCGGGCCACTCGTCGCCGATCTGGCAGCGGTCATATTCCTCGGGAGTGACGTCCCGCCAACCAGACTCATCGGCCTTGTGGTCGGTGATCTCGATGGTCCAGCTGTCACCGTAGTACCTCGGCTGGTACTGGGTGGTGCACGTTTGCCGCCCCTTGCTGTCCGTGAGGCACGACTGATGGGACTCCATGGTGGTGTGGGCGGGCTCGAACTCCCGGTCGGTCACCTCCCCCCGGTCCGGTGCGCTACAGGCGGCCAGAGCGACGGCAGCGGCCGCGATCAGCAGGCGCTTCACGATCGCCTCGGCCAGGTGTAGCCACAGCCGGCGACGCCGCCGCACCTGTGGTCACCCTCGTGGTCCAGGGACTCGGTGCAGTAGTGGGCGCCCGCGTAGTGCTGCGGAACGTCGGGGTCACCGGGTTCGGTGTGGGTGATCGTCAGGCAGGTGATCGGCCGCTGCGGGTCGGGGGGTGGGGTTACTGCGCTCATGGCTCGATCACTCCCGATTCCAGGTCTAGGACGTATCCTGCTGTGCGACGCCACCTTTTAAGCATCTCTCGGCTCAATGCGTTGTTGCGCTCGCCGTTGACCAGGGTGTCCCACGATGGAAGGCTGGCGATGTCGTCGCCGTGGTGGATGACGCGCAGCCGCTCGGCCAGCTCGTCCACCTTGGCGGCACGCTCGGTCTGTTTCAGAGCGATCTCGATGGCGGCTTGCTCGATCTTGTCGGCCTCGTCGCGCATGAACCCTGGGGAGTAACCCACGCCGGGGTGCACACCGCGGAACATGGCAAACTCATCCAGCGTGTCCGCCGCATCCCGAAGTCGTTCGGGCAGTGTGTGTTCGGTCATTTGCTACTCACTTTCATATAGAACCCCACATCGTGGGGCAGGTTGTTGCGCTGATACCGGAACATCTTGTTGACAACCACCTCGGTGGCCAATTCACGCTCGGTGTAGGTGTGTGTGGTCCACGTGCGGGGGGCCAGGATGCGAATGATGTTGCGGGTCTTACCGCGCGTGATGATGGCACTGCGTACCGGACTGATGAACACCCGAACCTCACCACGCCTGCGGGCCTCGTACTGGCGGTGCTCGCCAATGGTGCCCACGCCAGCTGTCAGATCCCGGTTGGGGTGGTCGCAGAAATGGCCGACCGGGGTGTCGTTGTGCACCCAGCCCCGGTATCCGCAGACTGGTCCTCCGCCACGGCATTTCCGGACCTGGCGACCACAGTTGTCGCAGTACTTCATGACCACGCCCCGGTGATGAGTAGGAAATTGCCGATCAGGAGGCCCACGCTGACACCGAGCCCGAAGACTACCCAGCGATTCACTTCTCGCCGCCGATCACGGTCACCATCTTCTGGACCGCCTTCTGGACACGCGCCGCGGTGGCCTTGATGGCCTCGCCGGCCGGCGTGCCGGTGACCCCGGCCCAGCCCAGCAGGTAGGTCTCGCTGTACGCCTCTGTGTCGAGCCCGAGGATCGCTCCGGCCACATAGGCTGCCGACTCGGCTTCCAGCTCGCGTACGGCCCGGTCAGCCGGTGCGTCGGGGTGCCTGTTGCCGTCGCCGTCCACGTGCAGGATGACGTGGGCCATCTCGTGCAGCGCGGTCTTGGCCTGCATCGCGGGCTCCATGGCGTCGCTGACGACGACGCGCTTGCTGCCGTCGGTGGTGGTGTACCCCTTGGCGCTGCCGTCGATGGGCGCCAGATCGAAGCTCCAGCCGATCGAGTCCAGCCAGCAGGACACAGCCAGGGTGAGCCCGCCATGGTCCGCTCCGGTGAGCAGGGGTGGGTGTGCTGCGCCCAGGTTGACCACGGGCGCTCCCTCAATCTGATCGGTCTGGTCGATGTCGAACACCGACACCACCGGGTAGTAGGTCCGGTAGCGCTTGTTGCCCTTCTCGTCCAGGACCGGGTTGCCGTCCTCGTCCACGATGAGCTTCTTGCTGAACCCGAAGATCCGGAGCCCGGTCTCACCCTTGCGGACCTGGCGACCCTTCTCCTGCCACGCCTTGAACCCGGCGACCAGGGTGGGCATCTCCAGCCCCCGGCTGATGCGCTGAGACCACATCAGGATCAGGTTGTTGAACGAGTAGCTGTGGAAACCCTTCATGAACTGGAGGTAGGCCTTCCACTCGTCGGACTCGGACAGCGTCTGGACCTTGAGCGCGATGGCGCGGTGCAGCTCGGAGGCCTCCGCCTGCCGTGCCTCGTTCAGTTCGGCGCGCTTCGCCTCGGACAGCTTCGGGCGGGTGGGGGTCTTGCGCTTACGGGTGGCGGTGGCCATCTCAGATCCTCTCGCAGGGGTTTGATGTCATTGTACCACAGGTTAGGTGCGTTGACTGATGATGTCAACGGGCGTGCGGTATTGCGGGGTGCGCTCCGTCATGTCGCGGGCACGGTGGCGGTCCAGATGGATCTGCGCGTTCTTCTTCGCGGTGGCCTTGGTGGTCCACTCCACGTTGCCGGTGTCACTGGCAACGCCACGCTGGCAGCGACGGCAATGTGCGCCGTAGACAGTGCGGTACGAGTAGGCGCGCTTCTCGATCACGACGGAGTTGATTGTCGCCAACAGGGTCTCGGCCGCCATCAGCTTCTGCACCGATGCGGTCTCGTACTCGTCCACCACATCCTCGGACGGGCGGCCGGACACTGCGTCATAGGCGGCACTGGCCTCGTCCAGGCGGGTGGTCTCGTTGTCATACCAGCGCCGCGCCTGGGCAATGGTGTAGCTGGGCAAGGGGGGTGGGGTCGTTGCGCTCATAGGTTCAGCCCTGCCACTCGAAAGTCTTACCGACCAGCTCGGGCTGGCGGCCGCACTCCACGATGGTGACGACATAGAACGCGTCCAGGTTGACGCCGTGGCCGTCGCCGGTGTACTCGAACAGCAGGTCTTGCAGGTCGTCGTCCGTCATGCCCGCGTTGGTGGTGACCTCGTGGAACTGAGTGGACTCGTGGCCGTCGACATAGGCGTTTTCCACTTTGATACGCATGATCATCGGATCCATCTCGGGGTCGGCGGGTAGTGCCATCGGCACTTTGAAGTCGACGTCCCACACGCCGAACCCGTTGGCGTACAACGCGTTGACAATGGTTCGTCCCATGGTGGCCTGTTCGTTGTCATCCATCGGAATGCGGGAACTGGGGGTGACTCCCAGGGTGACAGACAGGGGTGGGGTCGTTGCGCTCATATCAAACTCCCAAAAAATCTTCGAGTGATTCACGGGTTACATGGGGATTCCAGCCCTCGCCGGGCGTGCTGTTGACAACGAGACCTGTTGCCAGCCAGCCGATCGCGTGGTTGACGTCGTCGTCTTCGATCATGTCACCGTCGCTGTCGTAGCCGTAGGATGGCCGGTTACCCGCGTCGTCCTGGACCATGACGGCGTTCATGTCCTCCATCTGCATGTAGTTCAGCAGATCGCGGGCGGCATCGACCGGGCCGTAGGGGGGTGGGGTCGTTGCGCTCGGGCCGTAGGGGGGTGGGGTCGTTGCGCTCAGCATGCCGATGAGTGCGTGAGCCTGTTCGCTGGAGGTGGCCCAGGCGATGACGCCGTCATCATTGACGACGCCATACATACCGGAGGGGTGGCCGGGAATATCGGTGTCGGACAAGATGACTCCATAGCCATCTTCGGGGGGTGGGGTCGTTGCGCTCATGTGATCTCCAGGGGTTGGGGGTGGGGTCGTTGCGCTATAGCCATTATACCACACCGAAGGGGGTGGGGTGGTTGCGCTCATAGCGTCAGGCGGAGTTCCGCCGCATATGGTCGATGAACAGGTGCTCGGGCAACCACGCCGTCGGAGTCGGCGACAACTCCCGGTAGGCACAGTTGACCCACCCTTCGGTCTCCAATTCGTTCTGCGCGTTGGCAATGAAGTACTCGGGCGCCATGTTCGGAAACGCAATCAACGTGGCCTCGTAATACTCCCAGCTGCCCGTGGACGCATCGGATTCGTGAGCCTGCATGACTCGGACTCTGCGCATGGGTCAGCCCTGCTCGTGTGTCGGGATACCGTAGTGGTCGCAGTCGCAGAGATCGGGCATGTATGCGGGCTGGACCGTGCTGCCGATGTTCTGGTGAGCGGTGGCCGGGTAGTTCTCCAGGAATCCGTCCAGGCCAACGTACTTGGACATTCCGGTGTAAACGCGCGCGTTCGGGTTGACGTCGAACACGCCCTGGATCGCATCGCGGTAGGCATGCCAGCATGCGGCCTTCAATCGGCGACCGGAATGTGACCGGCGGGCACCGGGAGCGGACAGCTCCGTCTTGGGCCACATGGCAGCACCGGACTCGGCAACGATGACACGGGCACGAAATCGGGTGGGGGACATCTGAGTGCCGATCTCCACGCGCAGATTCTCGGAGTAGTGGGCCATGCTGATCTTGGCCACGGCGGAGCGGAAGTCTTCGGGAGTGATGCCGGTAATGATCACTTGCGGTTTCCTATCTCAGTTGGTTGGGCGGGTGGTCGGTGGTACAAGTCCATTGTACCACACTCGGTGGAGTGCTCCGTGGCGGCCGCCAAATACAGGTAGGGCGCCAAAACCATTAGGAGGGTAGGACGGCCGCCAAAAAATATAAAGGGGTCGGAGCGGGGTCGGTAGCGGCCGCCAATAGTAGGTAGGGGGTCGGTAGGGGTCGGTAGGGGTCGGAGGTATTGACCGGCTACGCCCGTCGGCCGCATCCGCCCACCCGCCGGTCGCGGCCGCCCGCGCGTTGCTGCCACGGCGGCCGCGCGGCCGCGCGCACCGACCCGGCCGCGCGGAATCGCCCGGCCGGCAACGGGTCCGGACGGCCGCCGGCCCGCGCGCGAAACGTATTCGCCGGCTGCCCGGCCTGGCGGCCTGGCGGAGGCCGGCGGCGATTCCACGGGAGCGCTTGCCATTCCAACCGATACGGCCGCCACCCGGTGAACGGGTGGCGGCCGCAACGGGTTACGCGTCGTCGTCGTCGTCTGCCTCCGTTCCGCCATGGCCGGAGCATTCCGCTCCACCGCACTGACATTCTTTCTTCGGCTGGAGCGCGGCTCCGGCGACGGCCACGGCCACGCCTCCGCCCAGAATGAACGTGGATGCTGTCGCGCTCACAGAGTCACCGACATTCCGTCTCGGAGCCATCGCCGGGTGGCCAACTCACCACGGAGCGCAAAGCCTCCGGCGAAGCACACGAGGAACACGGAGGCCGCCAGCATGAGGATCGCTCCGGCCTCCGCCCTGGAGATCTCCAGCCACGCCGCCAGCGCGGCCGCCGGGCTCATCGTGGCCACGCCGCGACAACAAGCGCCACCACGGCCAGAATGGCCAGCGCGGTGAACACGTACGGCCACGCGCTACCGGCCGCCAGCGCGAGCATGTAGCCATCCACAATGGCGTTCATGCGAGATCTCCGAGCAAGCCCCAACCGTCTGCCATATCGGCCGCCAGCTCTGCGGCCGCCGTATCGGCCTCCACGTTCATGCTCAGCGCGTCAGCGGCCGCGTGGATGCCCTGCCAGTCTCCGGCCGCCAGCGCGGCCGCCAGAGCGCGAACGTTCGGCGACTGTTCCCGTAGGCCGTCCGCCTGGAGCCACCCGGCGACGACGGCCGCACCGTCATCCGCCAGCACCGTGGCGCTCCGCCGATCGTCGCGCTGGTCTCTTACCGTCACGTACAACATGGTTTTCGTCCCATCTCATTGGTTGGTGCCCGTGAACCGTTCCGGCTCCGGCTGACGCGCTCCAGGTCTCTCACACCTGGAGCGCATCCGTCGGAGTCAGTCCGTCAGCTTGGACAGGTCGTAACTACCGGGTGCCGGAGCCGTCGAGTCGCGCAGCACGCGCACGTTCCGGATGTGCTCCGGCCGGACCTCCAGGCCGCCCAGCTTCTTGCCCAGCTCGATGGCGATGGCGTAGGTATCGGCCGCATGCTCCGCAGCGCGTCGCGCGTCACCGGCCGCTGTCCTCATCTCCACACGGGAATTGCTGAGAGTGCCAGCGTTGTTCGGCAACTCCACGTCGACCACAACGGGCGTGATCCAAAACGCTTTGTACCAATCACGGCCGCTGGCACTGGCCTCCGGCAGGTACTCACCATTGCGATTCCGGCCGTCGCGGTCGTAGAACCCGATACCGCGCAACGTGCGGTCCAGCTCCGAGCACTGCGACGTGAGATCGCCACGCATGCACGCCACTTTGTTCACGATGCCGCCGGGCATCCACATTTCCAGCGTGTCCGCCAGCTTGCGTTCGGCGGCCGCGACGGAGTCACGCGCTCCGACGGCCTCCAGGCGGAGCCGCTGAACTTCGGCGGTCTGTTCCGTCCGCACGCGTTCAATCTGCGACAGGTAGGCCTGCTGCTGATCCGCCAGTGCCAGCGTGTGTTTGGCCTTCAGCTCTGCCAGCAATGCGCGGACCTCCGGCGACCGACCCGGCTCCACGGCCGTCCACCCGTCGGAGCCCAGATCACGCGCGGTCAGCTTGCGGCCGTCGGAGGCTCTGGTCAGCTCGACGTCGCGGTAGTTCTCGCACGTCACATCGTGGTCCAAGTCTTCACTGACAACCCAAGCGGTGGGGCCGTCGCTGACCGTGCCTCCGGCTCCGACGGCCGCAATCGCATCCGCCATGAACAACGGACCGAACGGAAATTCCAGACTGTCGCCGGTCGACACCACGGTCCACTCCGCACTGTGGTGCTCGTGGTCGCGCTGGTAATGCCGGTATCCCGTGCGAACCGTGAGAACGATCGGCAGGTCGTTCACCGGCAATCCGACGCGCCATTTACCCGCGCTGGCATGCTCCACGACGCCGTGCATACCGGCGGCCGCGACGGCCTCCGCCAGCGTCAGACCGGCCGGGGAATCCGCGACCGGCTCCGGCTCCGCGATGGCGGCCGCCGGGCCGTATGCCGTTACGGTCCAGCCGTCTTGAATCCAACGTCCGAGCCCGTCGCCGGAGCCGTCGCCGTATCCGTCCATGATCGACGTCACGCCGTCGACCACCTGGACGGTGTAACGGGTGCCGGAGCGCGTAACCGCGCCACCGTTGCCTGCCAGCTCGCACGCCTCCGGCAGACGCATACCGTGCACGGGTAGCTCCGGCCGGGTGGCCGGAGCCGCCGCCTCCGTCTCTTCGGCCACCTGATGGCGGAGCACGCGCCACGGGTACGTCGACAGTCCGTTGGTGCCGACGTAGTCGACTCCGTCGCGATAGAGACCCGTGGAATCGCTGACCACATAGAACGACTGACTGGCGACCACTCCACCCGGCCCGGCGACGCGCATTGCCTCCGCCAGCTCCAGCCCGGTCACGATCTCCAGGGCGAAACGACTGCCGTCCGCGCGATGAACCGGAGCCATGCGGGCCGTGGTGCGGAACGGAGATCCGCCATTGGAGCAGATCTCCACGATGCGATCGGCCGCGCTATACCCGGTCAGCCAATAGTGAGCCCCGCTGACATCGCGCATGATTCCGTTGATTCCGGTCAGCGCGGCCGCGATGGCGGCCGGGTAGAACACGTCGGTCTCTGTGTCGTCGTCGTCGTTGTCGTCGTCGCCGGTGACGTCGATCGACGTCACGACGTAGTCGTAGCTGGAGTCCGTTTCGTCATATTCGTCGGAGTCGATCTCCATGTACTCACCATCGGTGGCTTGCTCCGGCTCCGAGTCCAGGACGTAACGGGTCTCTTCGCCATCGTCGTTGCCGTCGTCATCCACGGCCACCATGGCCACCACGGTCACCGGGTCTCCGGTCTCCATCTCTTCGGCATCGCAGTAGCTGTCATGTTCCGAGCATCCGCCGGAGCATGAGACCTCGCGCGACGGAATGGCGGACTCGATGGCGGTCACCCGGTAGGTGACTCCGATCGAGGTGTCACGGATGAACCCGCCGATACCGGCTTGCTCTGCTGCGGTCGTGATTTGAAGCGTCATTGTCGTGTCCTATCTCAGGTTGGGTAATGCGTTGATTCCGTAGCCGTCTGGCTCCGGCTGACGCGCTCCAGGCTGGCAGTACTGGAGCGCATCCGTCGGAGTCAGAAGGGCGGAACGAGATCTGCCAGCGGCCGGAGCATGTGAGCGATGGCCACGGCCCGGCGATCGGCCGCCATCGCCAGCGCGGTCAGCCGATCGCATTCCGCGCGGTACTCCGCCACGGCCGGATCCGCTCCGACCACGGAGTCGAATTCTTCGGAATCCCAGTAGCGCATCCGGTACTCGGCGGCCGTCATCCCAAACTCACTGGCGATCGCATCCGCCTCCGCCTGGACTGCCAGCGCGGCCGCCGTGTCAGCGTCGCGCTCCAGGCGCTCCGCCTCCAGCTCCAGCCACGACAGTTCCGTTTCGGCGGCCGTCCGCCACAACGTGTAAAGCGCGTGCATGCTCATCGCTCATCATCCGTTTCTGCGGCCGCGTAGTCGGCCGCATCGTTCATGTCCTCTTCGATTCCGACGGCGGAGTAGAACCACTTGATTCCCGTGTTGTATTCGACCAACACGCGCGCCGTGATGTGGCCTCCGCCGTTGTCGGACAACGTGATGGTCAGCCCAGATTCCGCGTATCGGTTGACTTCGGTAGCGATCGCAAGGATTGCCTCCGTCACGTTGCTCGCAGTGACGACCATCGTTTCGCGCTGACCGTCATCCGTGATGCAGGTCTCCGCCACCTGCTGCCACTCCACCCGGCCGCCGGTCAGTCCGAGCCACGTCCGCGCGGCCGCATCGTTGAAGCGAGTCAGGTCCGCTCGGAGCGCGGATCCGTTGACGGACTGACTGACCGTGGTGGCCGTCTCGATATTCGACATGTCAGCGCATCCATTCCGGAGTGACCAGCGCGACGGCGGCCGTCGAGATCTGCGCGGCCGCAATGCGCTGGGCCATGGAATTGCTCGCACGCGTTGCCCGGCCTGCCCACACGTGAGCGAGATGGGCGGAGACCCGAGCCGGTCCGATCGCCACGCCTTCACTGCTGACCGCTCCGGCGGAGATCTGCCGCTCGGCTGACTCCAGGTGGACGGCCGCCATTCCGTGGAACGCGTCGTACTCGGACATGTCCAGAATGCTCATCTCTCGCTACCTCCGTCTCATCCGCCTCCGCCGTTCGGAGGTGGTGAAGCTCCGACACTACACCACTCCACCAAACTTTTGTAGGCCGCTGACCAGCGGCGTGTTTGGTTCTGGCGCCCATGGACTACACAACTACCTGTAACCCATAGTTACGGCCCAGATGCCCTCCTAAGCGATCCGACCCCTTCTCGGGCACTACCACCCCAGGCATGTCCTGTTCGTCATTTGCCCAGGTCAGGGCATGTTTTCGTGTTTGCTGGTGGACACTGTCCACTACGGGTGGATTGTGGGCCGTTCACCTATCCGCATGTGGGCATGCGTGGCTATGCGCTGGTCAGCAGGTTGGCCACACCATGGCTGTAACCCATGCAATGGAGCTGACCTGGTGGCGATGGCATGAATGTTGTTGTGGTGCAAGCGCGTTGGTCTTCTTATGCGTGAACGCGCTTGTGGTGCAAGCGTTTTCGCTAGGCCAGCGGCCGGCTAAGTACTGGTCAGAGACGTAATGCGTTGTGGTACATACGCGTTGGGCATGCGTGCATCCAATGTTGTTGCAACGCATGCGTATTCGGGTACAGCTCTGCCAGGTCGGCGCCGGCCCCATGGGTATGGCTACGTGAATGTTGGTATGGCACAACGTGTTTCAATCTATGTGTGGTGCAATGGATTTGGGCATGTGCACGTAATGTGTTGTGGCATAGGCGCATTGGGCATTGCTTCACATGTGAAGTACTAGCAAACACTGTGCACCATGGTGCGGATCTAGCAAAGCTTGACAAACGGGGATCTCTAGTTACTGTTGCCCCGACAGTATGCAGCAAACGGTATATAGCCATGCTATGGGTTTGCCCAATGGGGTCGAATATGGCTCTGACCTGCGGTTATGTCGACCCAGCAACGTAACTGAACAACACCACACTTAGGGTGCCCTAGTTTGCTGTGGGCGACGACCGACGTTGCTGGCGAGGGCAAAAACATGCCCTGACCTGCGAAGATAGCCACGGTGGGGGTTGCCCCTCCCCCTGCCGGGCTTTGCTGGGCGGCTTGACGCGGCGCTGTGGGTAGGCTCAGAACCCAGCAAACACGGGTGAAAAATCGGGCAGAGGCCCAGAACACGAAATGTGTTGGTATTTAACGGTTTTCGGGCAGGAATGGCTTGCACAGCACACGCCTAGCAAACCCCAAAATGCTGAAATCCGCGGAAAAAGCGCTGATAGGGGCCACTTTGCTGTTTTCCGGCTCCTGGGTGCCAGCTAACTCATCGCCGGAGTCTGACAGGTCGCTGACCTCGGCAAACTTGGTCTCGGTCATCTCGTAACCCATGATCTCCGCGGCGGTCGCGGCGTCGGCGCCGAGCAGGACCGGGTAGGCGCCGGTGGCCTCGGCGATGTATCCGGCGACGTCCATCGGCTCCGCCGGCCGCCGGTCGATGTCTTGCGGCCACTCGACGGTGGCAGTCTTCATGACCTGCTCCCACGCGTCGCCGAACATCGACTGCCGAGCCTGGGCCTTGCTGATGACGTCCGCCTCGCGGTGGGCGACGAGCTGCTGCCAGGTCGGGCCGGTCTCACTGACCGGCGTCTTGGTGATGGTCATGTCGGTGGGCCAGTCGTAGATCTTGGGCATCATGGTGGCCGGCGCGCGGAACCCGTCGCGCATCTGGACCAGGCGGCTGATCGTCCACTTCTTCAGGTGCCGCTGGTAGACCGCGGGCACCTCCAGCTCGATCATGCCGAACAGCCGGGCCATCTTGTCCAGGTTGTCCTGGTAGGCGCAGCCCAGCGCCACACGGAAGGCCTCGGCGTGCGGGATGCGGGTGGTGACCTCGGTGTGGGTGCGCTCATCGCGCACGACCCACTCATGGCAGTCCTCGCGGCGGCAGTGCTTGGTGACGGAGTAGTCAGCCATCAGATCGGCATCCCCTCGGTGTCGACCGGCAGAACGACCATGTCCACGATCTTGCCGTCCTCGGTGTGCGCGATCAGAATCTCGGCGCGGCCGCCGCCATCGAGGTGGATCACCGCGCGGGGCTCAGGCATGGGGGTTGCTCCACGGCTCGAAACGGGGGCCAAACGGGTCAACCGACTTATCGCGCACCTGGAAGAACTCGCGGCACTCGTGGATCTCGATGCGCTGGAGGCACCACAGCAGCCAGTCGAGAACCTCTTTGCGCGTTTGGAAGTCGCGCGGCATGGCCACCCGAACCCCGATGTTGCTGGTCTTAGCGTGGTCGTACGCGTCGGGCACGACGCCGTCGATGAGCAGCATCGGGTGCTCGGGGTCGGGGAGCGCGCCATAGACCGTGAACGTCCAGCCGGGCCGGTACCGGCAGTCGGCGACGATGTTCTTCACCTGCTCGAATGACAGGGTGCTCACGGTGTGCTGCGCAGGGGTCATGGGGTTGATGCTACAGCTTGGCCAGGCCAGAAGTCACTGACGGTCTGGAAGTAGTATTGGAACCGGATGCCGTCAGGGAGCCGATACTCCCACCAGTAGCATTCCTGCCCGTCCACCGACAGGTCGATGCCCCCTGGCACGATGCGGCCCTTGAACTTCCAGGGACCACGCGGCCAGGGGGCGCCGGGATCAACGACCTTCATCAGAACGGCGGATCTTCGGGGTCGATCTTGCACGGCACGGTGCTGACCGGCGCGATCTGGATGCGGTTCTCGTCGGCGTCATACTTGCGACGCAGCTCGCCGGCCCGACGCAGCGAGGCGACGCTGCTGTTCTCGCTGCCGTGCACGATGTCCTCGCCGCCCTGCACATGCTCGATGATGTGCCAGATGCCGCGCTCGTTCTCCTCGACGGTCAGCCAGTAGCGGATCGCCTCACTCACCTGGACCGCGGGCTCCTCCGGATCGGGCGCGTCGCTCGCACCACCATCCTCGGGCTCCGGACCCGACAGGCCGGTCTCCGGCTCAGGGTTGGGGTCAGGGACATCCTCGGCCGGCGCGTCCGACTTGGCCGTCCACTCCGGCGGGTTCTCGGGGGTGGCCTTCGCCTTGCGGCCGCGGGGCTTCACCTCGGCGGCCTTGTCTACCAGCTGTGCGAACGCGGTGGTCATCTGGAAGCTCTGCAGGATGCCGTTCGAGTCGGTGACCACCACCTCGTTCTCGCGGAAGATGATCTCCGCGGTGGCGCCGAACACCTCCTCGATGGTGTCCTGGAGCTTCGAGACGGCAGCGGTGGCCTCGCCGAACTGGCGCAGAAATGCGGTGGTGTACATCAGGATTCCTCTTCAGGGGTGTTGGGTGGTGGCCCGGCGGCCATCAGGTTACTTATCGAGTATGGATCATCGCGGCCACTGGGTTCGGTACATGGACAGAATCGGGCCTCCACAGCATCGGCGTCGTCACAGTCGGCCTCGTGTTCCGGAACTTCAATTCCGAGAACTCTGCAGGGGCAACCGCCGTCGCCGGCCCAGTACGGGCACAACTCCTGGTCGCAGGTCAGTCCCATGCGTGGATCACCGCCCACACACCGAGCGCGACGAGCAGCCAGGGTCCGATGTACAGGCCGAGCCACATGAGCATGCCGAGCCATGGGAACGGTCCGTCGCGGTCACCCATTGTGCTGACCTTCGATCGGACCCTGCTTACCGGCGTGCTCCTGGCAGCGCATCCCCATCATGCTGGAGCGCCAGATGGACGGGCCGTCACAGCCAGCGATGGAGCACTGGCCGAACGGCTCGTCACCTTCTTCACAGACCTCGACTGTCGCCGGGCCTGACTTCCACGTCTGCACCATCTACTTCTCCCACCCTCTGGCCTTGGTCCATTTGTCGATCTCGTAGGCGCGCTTGGTCTCTCGCCACATCTTGTTGGCGAGGTCCACCACCGCATTGTCGAACTCGCGCTGATACTTCAGGCTTTCGATGCCCAGCAGCGGCTCCCGAGCAACCTCATTACACTCCCCCACCCCGGCGCGCAGCACGACGTAATATCCCGATTCGTAGGGCGCGTAGGCCGCTACGACATCGACGCTCCACTCCGGCGGGAAGTCTTCTGCCAGAGCACGTCTGACAGGTTCGCCGAAAACAACGCGTTCAGCGACCTCGGCGCCATCTTGGGGATGCCTCATGATCCACTCAATTCTGCGATGCGGCGCTCGGCGTCCACAATCAACTGCTGCTGCTTGATGATGACGATCTTCGCCCGCTCAATCCGATCGCGCTGCTCGATCAACTCGATGGCGTCGATGACGGCACCGAGGGCATCCATCGCCGCGTCAACGGGGGTCTGTATGTGGTAGGGCAGTTCGTCGTCCATCGTCATCGGAACGTTTGCCAGCCTGTTGGCGACCAGGTTGGCCCGTTCCAGAATGTCCTTGTCCCCAGAGCGTTTACTCATCGCTGCTCCATCCAGAACTCGGCGCCGACGCGGTTGCGCTCGGCCTCGGCGGTCTCCCACGGCCCCATCACCTGCTGGAGCAGTTCCCAGCGCCCCACCTGCTCCTCGGCCAGGGCTTTGTCCACACCGGCCTGGGCAACCTCGCGGTGGTCGCTCATAGCGACGGGGCGGCCGTCCCAGCCGATGGCGAACCGCTTCGGGCTGTTCGCCGGCAGCAGCACGAACCCGTGCACCTTCGCGGCGGTCAGCATGTCCTCCAGGCTGATTCCGATACCGGAGGCCTTCGTGCAGGTCTTACACATGGTTTCCTCGCATCTTGGCGATCTCGTGGCGGCGGATGGCCGCGTACTCGGTGTTGGCGGCCGTGCAGCGCTTACAGCGGCAGCCGAGGTCGGTGTAGGTGGAGCGCAGGCCGTGGCGAACGTCGTTGCGCGCGAGCCTGGTACCCGCTCGGCGGGCCTTCGTGTAGTCCGATCGCGCTTTCCGGCAGATCTCGCACCGGCACCCGTACTTGGTGTAGCCGTTGAGCCCGTGCACGATGTCGGCGATCGGCGCCGGTTTGATCCGGCGGTGAGTACCCATGGCGAAGCGGCGAACGGTGGTGGCCTTGATCCGGCCCCGGTCGCTGGCGATGCGGCCGTCGCCGATCATCTTGGCCAGTGTCAGCCGTGTGACGCCAAGCCATTCCGCCGCCTCGTCGTGGGTGAGGTAGATCTTCCGTGTGGTCACAGTCAGGGATTATCCAGCAGGCGTTCCAGAACGTGGCGGGGCACCTGCACGGCCAGCTTCCCGGCCAGCTGCCGGCGGGGATAGTCCCAGCCAAGCATGTTGCCGTAGGCGTCGCAGTCGCCGACAGTGAGGTAGACATCCTCCTTGGATGTCGGTCGGTTCGAGCGCTTCGCCGTGCTGCGCAGGTCGGCCAACCGCTCCCATTCGGCGGCGGTCAGGTCCGTGCCGCATCCCTCGCAGACCGGGTACTCACCGTCCACCCACTTGATCGACGTCTGCACGTGGTCACATGGCGGTGCTTGCGCCCCCATTGGTTTCGGTCGCTGCGCCTCCGCCACCGCGGCAACGTCGGTGACGATCTCCCCGACGATCTCGGCGACCTTGATGAGGTTGGTGCTAATGGCCAGGAACGGATTCTGGGTCACTGCCCCGCCTCCAGAACCTCATCGACGTGGTCCAAGCACACGCTGTGGCCACAGGCGATGAACACCGCGGGCGTGACGGGGCTGTTCGCCCCCTTCTCGGCGTAGCACATCACGCACACGCCGAACAGGTGGACCACGGGTGGCGCCGGCTCGGGGATGACTTGTAGCGGCCCCATCTCCTTGGCCCACTGGTCCTGCTCGGCGGACGTCGGCGGGACATCATTGTCAGGCCCCATCAGTATCTGCCATGGAGGTATTGCCTCCCTGGCGAATTCGCGCAGCTGCCCTTCGGTCAGGTCGCCGGTGGGCGTCTCGATGCCGCGGGCCTGCAGGATGAGGTCCACACGGCGAATAACGCCCTGCAGGACGTTATGGATGAGCGCCCAGTCCGTCTCATTCGATGCCATAGATCCTCGGTTCCTCTCGGTAGTTGAACAGGCGGCCAAGGGCCATCTGAACCTGTTGGGGTACAACACCATTCCCGAGGACGCGTAGTGCGTACTCCTTGGGTATCGGGGTGAGGCCGGAGCGGCCGTTCATCCAGTTGTCGTCGGGCAGCTCGGAGACCCAGCCTTTCGGCCAGCCCATCACCCACTCCACGAACGCGACGCTGGTCCGCTGGGTGCCGCGCAGGGTGGTGTCGAACTGGGCGGGCATCTTCCGGCGGCTGATGTTCTGCCAGCGCTTGAGGGCCGGTTCGACCTTCTGCATCTTCTCGTGATCCAGCATGAAATCGGTGAGCCGGTAAGCGGATTCACCATTGTGGTTCTGCCAGCTGCTGCGCTCCCCGTCGCTGGCGGCCGGCGTGGGCAACAGGTAGCCCATCGGCTTCACTGGCAGGATCAGTGGGGCGGTGACACCCGCTCGCTTAGGAAATCCCTCATGGCAGCCGAGGATGAATACTCGGGTTCTCCGGTGCGGCGCACCCGCTTCCGAAGCGTGAAGAGTCGTCCAGCGGAACTCATACCCGAGGTCGGCCAGGGTAGTGATGACTCGATGGAACTCCCCAGAGCCAAAGATTCCTGGCACATTCTCCAGGACGACGTATCGGGGTCGTATAAGGCGAATGGTTCGTCCGATCGCTGGCCAGATCGCTCGATCGTCATCTGCGCCCTTCTTCTTGCCGGCCAACGAGAATGGCTGGCACGGCCACCCCGCGGCGATGATGTCCACTGGTTCGACATTCTCCCAGAAAACATCGCCCACAGCAGGGTATATCGGGATCTGGAGATTGTGTGCGGCGACCTTCGCGGCCACCCGGTCCGACTCGCACCCCCATGCGGGCTCGGCGCCGAAGATCCTGGCCACGGTGTGGTCCAGGATGCCGGAGCCGGTGCACAGCGATCCGAGCTTCATCGCAGACCGAAGTGCTTCGGGTGGAACGGGCAGTCTTCGGCCACCAGGCTGAAGTCGACGCCGTCGTCGCGGTCGTCCACGATCGCGGTGAACCGCGCGCCGGCCACCGAGTCGCCACCGCGTTCGATGACCTGGATGTACCCGCCGCCCGCCATCTGGTAGAACAACCGCTCACCGCTGACGTACTCGATGAGTGAGCCGAAGGGCAGGGAGCGTTCGAGCAGCACCTTCCAGTTGTGCATCAGGCGTGCATGATTGGCCACGATCAGGGCCACGCGATGCCCGTGGATCGCGTTCGTCAGGGCGAGGTCGGTGGCCACCGTGGTGAGGCCCTGTCGCCGTTCGACCCCCTTGTGGGGGAACCGGAACGGGCTGATCTGCAGGTGCATGAAGGGGCGTTTGTCGTCGCTCATGGGGGTGTTATCCGTCCTCCGTGGGGGTCGGTGTCGCGGTCGAAACCGATACCCCGCCGGATGCTGGCAGCGCGGCGGCTGCGGGTGATGATCTTGTCGGCGTTGTCCAGGGCGTTGCCGACCTGGGGGAACATGATGATCGTGCCGGGCGGGTACACGCCGACATCGAGGTGGTCGACGTCGATGTTGGCGATCTGGTCAGGGGCACCGTCGATGCTCAGCAGGAACCGCGGTGTCGGGACGCCGCCATCGAATGAGAGGTCGAAGAACTCCACCTTGACCGCGATCCGGAAGCCACCCTTGGTCACCAGGTAGACGTCCTCCGGCGGCGGGTAGCCGGGGTTCGGTGTCCTCATCGGCGCCGCGGGCGGCCGGCGGTGGAGGCCTTCTTCTTGACCTCGTACCGGCCGAGCCCCTGGTAGTCGTAGCGCACCGCGTCGAGGAGCTGGTCCCACACCACCATGGTGCCCACCCGCTTCCCCGAAAGCAGCTGGGAGATATACGGTTTCGACAACCCGGTGAGCCGGCAAACCTCGTCCTGGGTCATCTCCCGCCGCTCCATGCCCTGCACCACGGTGCCGATCAGCATGCGGTGGGTCTTCGACAGGAACTTGGAATCGGAGTGCCCGCGGTGCATCTCGGACCGCGCGACCGGCGGCGAGTAGTCGTGCGTCGGGTCGTCGTCGCGGTCGCTCAGGCCAGATATGCCGGGCACTCGCACGCCGTCTCGGTTCTCGGGGCGTGCGTCACCCTGATCGTCTGGCACTCCCCCGTCGTGTTCATCAGGTGATGGTGCCTCGGATGGTGGCAGCCCGGCCGACGACACCTCTGCAGAGGAATCCCACCAGGCTGCGGCTGCGTCTCGTCCGTCACCGGGCACCGCGTCCGAGCCAGATGTATTCGTAGAATCGTTCGGCATCACTGATTACCTTCTCAATCTCGTCGGACTGAAATGCGGGCTGGGACTCCACTTCTCCGTGGAGGTAGACGGCGTTGCGCAGGGCGTCCTCGCGGGCCTCACGCTTCGCGCGCTCGATCTGGTCATGGGTGCGGTCGTAGTCATCGACCTCGGTAACCTCTTGGGGCTCCTCGGGATTCACCCCCACACCCCACTTGTGCTGTGGGATGTACGGCCGGGGCCACCGGACGCCGAGGCCGAACTCCGCCAGGTCGGGCGGGAGCTTCCATGGCTGGGTTTCATCGGATGTCGTCACTCGGTAACTCTCTCGCAGGGGTGTGTATGGCAGCAAGCCTATTGCGCAGGATAGCCCGTGCCCGCTGCCAGCGGTAGACCGCGTTGGAATCGGCGCCGGTGCGCCAGGGCAGCCAGACCCCGGCCCAGAAGCCGCCCTCCTCGCGCCGCTCGTGGGCGTGCAGCGCACACTCCAGCAGCACCGGGCAGTTGTCGCACACCGAGCGCATCGCGGCCTGCTCGGATTCCTTGGGTGTCACGTCGGCCGTCCACGGCATGCCGGAGAGGCCTTTGCACGCGGCGCGCTGACGCCACAGCTGCTCGGCGACGGGGATGATCTGCTCCCACCCGACGCCGATCCGGCGGGGGGCTCGGGTCTCGACGGTCATTTCTTCACCCGATCCTTGGCCACCTGCATCAGCAGGGCGGCCATCATGTACGGCAGCTCGGAGATGTCGACGCGGGTGCTGAGAATCTGCACGAACGCGTAGAACACCATCGGATTGTCGGTCGCCTCATCGGCTTTCGAGTCGATCGCCTGGGCCGCCCACTTGTCCAGAATGTCGAGCAGGGAATTCACTCGGGCAATGGCACTGGCGTGGGCCTGGTCGATTTCGTGCACCGTCCGGAGACTGGCGCGCGGATCCGCTGAAATCGGCTGCATATCGTCGTCAATTCGCATATTGCAATCGGGGTCGTTGCAATAGACGCCGTCGGCGCTCAGGCGCAGCACGGGGTGGGCGCAATCGCTCATCGGATCACCGGCCGGCGCTGCCACCCCACCGCGGTGCGGGCGTAGCTCGATGGCGCCGACGGGCTGAACCACGTCGCGGCCTCCATTGGTAACTCGGGGAGGACGATCGCATGGAAGCGGCGATCTGGGGCAGGTGCTGACGCCGCCTGTGGACGATTGGGGGTCCGGTGGGGTGGTTGTACCGGAGAGGGGCGTTTGACGCCTCTCAGAGGCTCTGAGCCCCGATTGATCCTGATTCTCATGAGTCGAGCAACACCTTCCGTGCAGGGGGATCGGTCAGTACTTCGATGAAACGGCGGAGCTTTTCCAGGCCATAGCGGCCGAGGATCTGGTTGCACTGGCCGCAGAGCAGTGCACGTATGCACAGGTGACAGCCTTTTTTCGGGTCGTGGCCGGCGGTGCATTTGTGGTCGTGGTCCACGGCCAGGCGCTTGGTCTTCCCGGTGGCTACCCGGCACACGAAGCAGCAACCGCCCTGGTTCGCGTAGAGCAGCCAGTAGTCCTCGGCGGTGATCTCGAAATTACTCACCAACCTGGCCTCATGCGCCTGTTCGGACTGGCGGCGCTTGAACGCCCGGCCGTGCGCCAGGCAGCGCCGGCCCGGCACCTTCGGCGACACCGGCATGCACTTCTTCGGCGGGCGCCCCTCGGCCAGGCAGTCGACGCAGGCGGCCTTGCGGGCCTCGTGCTCGGCGTGGTGCTCATCGCAGCGCCCGGCGGGGTGTGGGCCGAACACCGCGCCCAGCTTCCCGGTCTTCCCGGCGGCACGGCATTCAGGGCAGGACTGCCGAGTCACAGGTCGTCCAGCCGTTGCTGGGCCGCGGACACCTGATTGGCGGCGTGCCTGGCCCGGTTGGCGGCCTTGGTCGTCATTTTGCTGAACGACCTCGCCGCGTGCTCGGCGTCGCTGCGCTCGCGGTAGTTCCCGTCGATCCGGAGCACCACCTGCCAGCCGCCGGTTTCGGTCGGGACGACCATCACCGCATCGGGGTCCAAAATCCAATCGGCTCGCTCGGCGAAGAAACCGCCGGGGGTGTCCGGACTACTTGACATAACGTTTTCCTTCCGAGGGGGTTTGTATTGACACATCACACGCGCGTACACGTGTGCGCGTCACGTGGGGGGGCAATATATTGATCCAATTGATCCAATTGCAGGTCAGGGCCTAAATCTAATCCGATTAATCGGCTCACCTCCTCGTGGCTGAGCCGATTGTGAGCCGATTGGATTCTGGGCCGCATCATTCGGGCTCGATCTCGTCGGTCCAGTGCCGTGCTTCGACCACCTCGTCGGAGGGCAGACGCCAGTACGTGACGCGTGGTTTTCCGGCCTCTGATCGGTTCTCCACGATGAGCCTCAGCTTCGACACCGCACGTTTGAGGGTGGGTTCGCTGAAGTCGGTGTCCTTGCGTGCGTCGTCCTTGACCTTCTTTGACGCGGTGGGGCCGTTCATGAGCAAGTAGTCCGACAGCCAGGTGCTGGCGTCATCGACCTTCGTCCGGACCTCGGCACCCTCGGCCATCAGATCCTCCACGGTGACGTCGGAGGTGCCGGTGAACTGGAACCGTGTCATCTCCGTCGTTCGGCCGTCGTGGGCCTGCACAGGTACCAGATCGAGGGCGTACTGCATGGCGAGGTCTTCCCGCCCGGCGGAGTTCTTTGACTGAGACATCACGCGGACGTCCTCGTCGTCGTTGACGCTGGATGCCTTGGCGAACGCGAATACCGATCGGGTCACCTCACCGAATGCCGCGGAGCCGGTAAGGGCCTGCACCGCGTTGGCGGCACCGTTTTTCCGGAAATGGGCGATGCCAATGACAATGCCGTCAATGGCGTGGGCGATGCGAATATACGGGTCAAGATATTCGCGGACTTCGTTGTTCTTGTGGATATCCACACTGCCACCCAGGGTGCTCATAATGGGGTCCACCACAAGCATTTTCACCTTCAGGTCAAGCATTTGTTCCGTGAGCTGTTCCTCGTCCGCGCGGGAGAGGAATTGGGCCTCCTTGTCACCCATGGTGACCTCGGGATAAAAGATCCGGCTCAGGTCGGCGTCGGCGGCCACCAGAGACGGTGCGACCATCGCGTCCACCTCCTCCTCGGCGGCGATGTAGGCGCAGTTCTGGGGGTTCTCGTACCAGCAGCCCTCCAGCCTGCCCTGGGTGATCTCGCTGACAAACCACCGTGCTGCGGTGGACTTACCGGAGCCGGGGAGGCCTCCGAAGATGGCCAGGGTGCCGAGCTGGATGCGTCCAGCGCCGCGGTAGTGCCAAGCCCAGTCGGGAATGCGAAGCTGCACGTCAGCCATAGATCGCATGGTCAGAATGCGCGCCGCCGGTCCCGTCCCCCTACCGTCGGCGCGCGGCGCTTCCCCCGCCGACTCTTCTTCGTCAGGACCACTGACAGGGATGCGCCCGCGTGGCCCGGCCACCTGCGGCTCCATCTTCGGCAGGTTGGTGCGGGGTCCGGACGCCCGGCCGGCGGCGATCCCGCCCCGCATCGAGGCCTCGCACTGGGCCTGGCCGTCGTCGGCGAGTAGTCCGGACGCCGCGCACGCGCCGAGCAGGTGCTGCTCCACCTGCTCCACCGTGACCAGCCGGTTCTCGATGAGTTGGCCCAGGTTGAAGGCCTCGGTGTTCAGGGTCTCGTTGCGCCCGATCCCGTTGGCCGCCGCGTTGACGATGTTGTCGAACGAGTGCTTGAAGGCGGCCTTGACCGCGCCGCGCGTGCGGGGATCCTCGATGGTGGGGTTGAAGTTCGGTCCCGACGACGACTGTGGAATCGGTTGTCGCGGTGGGGGTTTGGGTCTGTCGTCCAGCTTCCGAAGAGCGTCGAATACGCCGGGCTTCTGCGGCTCCTCGTCGCTCACTGGTGGATCTCGGGTGACGCGGCGATGGACCAGAACCAGCGCTCATCCTGACTGAGCAGCGACGGCGGCGCGACAACGTACCCGCCCTTGCCGCGATAGTCCACACCTGGCAGGATCCCCGCGGTATTGCCTTCGCCGGTCGCCTTGATGTAGTAATGTAGTCCGCCGCTGCGGGTGTAGACCACCCCGTGTGCGTCTGGAAGTTCCTCGGAGGCAAGGATTTTGGGTATCTGCTCTCGCCCGTCAGGGGCACCTGGCTTCTTCGGCGGGTCCACGTCGATGACGTCGAACAGGTAGCCGGTGGCCAGGCCGATATTGTCGTTCGGGAACTTGGTCCAGCGCCGTTTGATCCGGTCGATGTCGCTGTGCGCGTCGTGCACGCCGTGACCGATCTTGCCGCACTCGCCCTTGCAGTGGCCGCGCAGCGGGTCGCCCTCGGGGTGGGCGTTCGGGATGGCCGGTCGCTTCGTCCTGGGGGCCAGTGGGAACACCCGCCAGCCCCACTCGGCGTACTTCACGGCGGCGTCGAGCAGGCGCGGTGGCTGGCGGTCCAGATCCGCGAGCTGCGACTTCAGGTCGGCGATCAGCACCTCGACAGAATCGGCGGCAGCCTCGTCGGAGGGGAGCATGCCGCCGATCGCGGCGGCCTCCGCCATCTCGTCATAGTCGCGTTCGGCCAGGTTTAGGTTGTCGACCAACGACTCTCGCCGCGTCGGGCGCGCGTTGACGCAGCGACCCTCGTGCACGTTGGTGTTCACGGTTTCCTCACCGATGGCGACCATCAGGAGGTGGCCGCATCCGCGGCAGGTAGAGAAGATGCGCATGATCTTGAAGCCTTCGGGGTGACCGAAGGGGCTGCCGCGGGGGGATACGGCAGCCCCTTCGTGGGTGGAACTACTTGTTAGGCAGCGCCACTCAGAACGGCGGCTCGTCGTCGGGGACGTAGCCGTCGTCGTATGCGGAGGTGGGTGTCTGCCCGCCCTGGATCTGACCGGCAGGCGGAGTCTCGGCTGCCGGGCGGTTCTCGGTCTGCAGCTGATGGTAGGCCTTGATGGCCTTGTCCAGCCATTCCGAGCCCTCCTTCGGTGCGCGCACCAGCAGAGGGCCGTAGATGCCCACCGAGCGGCCGCGCTGACGTGCGGCGTCGATGGCGGCCTGGTCGGTGATCTCGCCGCCCTGGGCATTGCCCTGCGCGTCGTAGACCTGGGCCAGCTGGGTGGTCTGGGTGACCACGTCGCCGACGGCGATGGTGCCGTCCGGAAGGCCCTTCTTCGCCTCGATCCAATCACCAAAGGCCTTGCCCTTGAGGATGAGTCGGACGATGTCGCCGGCTTCCGGAACGTTCTCGTCCTCGCCGAGCCCGGCCGGGGAGGTGGTCCCCGGCAGAACGAGGCAGGTGACGACCATCTCCTGCGCGTGCTTGCCGTTCGGCTTCACGATCGGCGCGGACTCGCCGTTGTCGCCGCGCTTGAGTCGATCCCGCGACTCCGCCTTCAGGATGGCGCCGTTGAACACCTGGCCGAGCGCGGTGCGCTTCACGACCGGGTATCCGCCGACGCGGGGTTCCTCAAGGGCAATGCGTTGTGTCATCGGACTGCTTTCTCTTGTGTGTCAACTGAGTTCACTTTGTGATGTGCCTATCCCTGCGCCAGCAGATAAGCCTTCCGAGCGGCGACGGCCGCACGGAAATCTTTGGAGTCGATGCCCATGGCGGCACTCGACAGGTAGTGGTCCTTGAGATCCTGGATGGTGGCGCACGTCCCGGCGCGCATGATGGCGCGGTCCTCGGCGATCAGCGGCTCGGGCGCGATACCCAGCTCCATCTGGTCGTAGACCGGCCACATGATGTTGTCACGCTGCTCGGATCGGTGCTCCCACACCTTCTTCGCCGTGGAGCAGGCCTCCCAGCCCTTCTTGATGTTCACCCAGTGCAGCTCGCAGGTGCCCTCGCCGGCCGGGAGGTGGATGATGACGGCCTTGTCGGCCTCGATGTACACCGGGTCTTTGCCGCGGGTGTCAGAGGCGATGTCGTAGGGCACAGAGTTGCGGTACATCGCCAGCTGCATGGCCATCTTCAGGCCCGAGCCCCAGTCGATGCTGCCGGTCTTGATGTCGGCGATGTAGTACCGGCCTTCGATTTTCACGATCCGGTCGGTGGTCCCGGCGACCTGCCAGGCGTCATGGACGCGGAACGATTCGATGAACAGGTACTCCAGCTGGAACCGCTTCTTGGCCTGCTCGTAGGCCTTCAGATCGCTGCCGTGCGGCTCGGGCACCCGGCCCAGGGTCTCGCCGCGGTCCAGGCGCTCGGTCATCTTGTGCAGGGCGGTGCCGGTGGTGGCGGAGGCGTCCTGCCGCGCCCGCTCCATCGCCTTCCATGCCACGGTGTCGAGCGTCGACTTGTCGTCCAGGGTGACGCTGGTGGCCTGCAGGATGAGGTCCGGAGACTGGGCCAGGCCCCATGCGACGTTGCGCTGCTTCCATTTGTTCAGGTTGTACTGGTCTTCGAGCACGTCGATGAACTTGGTGGCGCGGCGGTACTTCAGCCGCTTGCTGCCGTCCTGGCTCATCACCAGCGGCCAGCCGTTGTGGTCGCGGGGGATCTCCGGACTGATCTTGATGCGTTGGGGTGCCTGGGTCATGGCGTCACCGTAGCGGTGGGCTCCGACAAGTAGCCGTCACGGTTCTGCAGCAACTCCCGGTAGACCCTCGGCGCGCGTGCCGCCGCTGCCGCCAGGTCACCCAAGATGTTGTAGGTCGGCTCCGACCACGGCGCACATGTGGGGCACAGTGCTGCTCGGGTGCGGTCGACGGGGGCCACGCTGGTGAACATGTTGTTGCAGTGAGAGCAAAGATAGGTGCCGGGGCCGGGCGGTGGTGAGCTGGGCTCAGGCATAGACGCGCTCCTGGTTCAGGGGTGGAAGTTCCAGTTGTAGCACACCTCGCGGTGGCAGGAAAGCTATTCCGGCCATTGCTCGTAAATACACGTCTCACATGCGATTTGACCGTCGAGGTAGCCGATGGGGTCACCCGGTTCGATGTCGAAAGCGCAATCATTGCAACGGCCGTAGTATTCCGCCGGGAAGGTGGTCGGGCGCTGGGGTCTGGGCGCCGGCCGGGGGTCACCGACGGGTATGCGTTGAGACATTGCTGTAGCGTGACATGGCAGTAACCCCCTGCGCAATGAGGACACGCCGATGTTTGACACCGAGCTGGGTCAGATCGTGACCCTGGTCTTCGTGCTCGCCGTGCTGATGGTGACCGTCATCATGGGTCTGGTCGCCGACTTCGTGGACTGGCTGGAGGACCGCGTCAAGGCCCAGGAGGCCATCCACGCCGTCCGCCTGGAGATCGCCGAGGTGCTGGCCGAGCGCGCAGTCGAGCAGAACAACGCAATCCTGCGCGGGGACATCTGGTTTGGGCTCTACGGCGTGTACCAGCCGGCAATCAGTGAGAGTCTTGATCGTCTCTCGGCCGGTCTTCCATCGGCGTCGAATGATCACGCGGCTCCAGGAGTTTCGGGGGAGCCATGTGGCGGCCGGGAAGCTGACGGCGCAGCGCTTGCCGCGCCCGCTCATCGAACCGCTGCTCGCGGATCAAGGAGGCCAACAGAGGCACGGCTGCGACTGCGCCGAGCGAGTAGATCAGGAACCGAAGGTGTTGGCGCCCAGGGAAGTCTGGATCCCACCAGGTAGCGACGACGATCTGGATGAGCACCAGCGACATCACGGTCTTGAAGATCAGGTAGTTGCGGCCGATCCGGTTGGTGTACCACTGCGACCACCCCGCGTAGCGGATGGTGAAGGCGGCAGTGAGGATCGTCAGGTAGATCAGCGACATGTTGGCGGCGCGTTGGATGCTGCCGTTGTCAAACCACCAGATGTCGCCGATCAGCACGGCGAGGATCCCCGTCAGCGCGAATCCGATAAACCATCTCACGCCTGGGTTCCCTTCGTCCGACGCCCCGCCATCGCAACCTGAATCGCCTCCCCAAACCCGTTGCGCGCGATCACCTGCTGTAGTTCATTATTGACGGACCGGGAATATGAGGCGAGGGCGGGGGTGTCAGCCGTCTCGGCGTCGGCGACAGCCAGGCGCTTCTCTGCGTCTTCAACAGCACGACGCCACGGCCATGGGATCACCCGTGCTCACCACCCCTCGCCGATAGCTTCGCCAATTCCTCGCGGAATGACGAGACGATGGCGATGGTCGCCTGCTGGCCGGCGACGTTCTCGATCAGCGCCGCGGTGGCCGTGCGGTGGGCCTCTTCGTACTTGTCGCCCCGCTCGCGTTCCGCTTTGTACTGTCTACCCGGCACCAAACGTTGGGTGGCCACCGCCCAGATGAAGATCACGGCAGCCACCGTTGCCAGCGCTGGGGCCGATAGGCTTCCCAGGCTAGTCCAGAACGAGGTCAGGTGCGGTTCCACCGCACTACGGGAGCGTCTTGGGGACGACCCTGACGCCGTTCTCCTCGGCGATCCGCTCCAGGTCTTCCACGTTGGCCGTGTTGCGCTTCAGCCATACCAGCCAGGTGCCGACGACGGTCAGGGCGACGCCCAGCCAGGGGCCGACCTGCGCGGGCAGCACGGTGCTGATCTCAGGGTTGCTGAGCACGCTGGTGATGGTGACGGATACGAGTGACAGGAAAGCGATGACGGCCTTCCAGTAACGACTGAGCATGAGAACTCCCAAAAATGGTTTCTGATGTGGGCTGATCCGCCGCCGAGGGCTACCGCGTCATGCGCGTGGGCACAGCAAATATCACTCCGAGGTTACCCCGCAAGGCGGCCAATATAGTCACGGAAATGCATTGCGGCGAAGTCGACAAACGTCGGCCCGCCAGGCCAGGCGGCGTCGAACTCGTACCGGATGTGCGGCGCGGTGCCCGCGAACAGGAACTCCAGCGCCAGCACTGCTGCCTTCGCGGCCGCTGCCGTCCCCGTGAGCTGATCGGCAGGCTTGCCCATGGGGATCAGCCCACCGAGGGCTCCCAGGGCCAGTGGGAGGGCAAAGCCGAGGAACCCCGCGGGGCCGCCGGCCAGCGATGCCAGCGCGCCCGGCAGCGAGATGCCCGCCTTGGCGGCCACGGTGGGGATCACGGTGACCATCCGGATGGTGAACTGCATCAGGTCGGTGAACGCGAAGCGGGACACCTCGGCGTACACATCGTCCATGATGTCGCCGACCACACCGCCCGGCACCTGCGCGTACATGTCCTTGTCATGGGTCAGCCAGGCGTGCCGGAAGTCAGACGGGTCGCCGATGGCGAAGTCGGCGATGCCGTCGCCCCACGGCGCCGGCTGGCCGAAGAACCCGCCGCCCGCGGGCCGGGTCGGGTCACCGAACGTCACCGACGCCACGTAGCACTGCGGGTGGTTCTTCAGCACCCACTCGCGGAACATCATCGCCAGGATCGCACCGGCCGAGTAGCCGACGATGCAGACTTTCAGCTGGGGGTTGCGAGCAAGGCGGGCAAGGAAATCGGCCTGTGCCGCCTTGAGTCCATCCTGAATCGCTGCCCACATCGACGGCGCTCCCACGCCACCCTGGGTCGCGCCGACCGGAATGCCGCCCATCGTGGCCGCCCATGGAGTGTTGATCTCCTCCACCAGGTTGCCGAGCCGCTGGCATACCCGTGAGCAGATGTCGATGCCGATGATGCCGCCGGTACCGCGGAACACATAGGTGGGGATGCGCGGGCCGTCGGGCACTACGACGCCCGGCTTAGCACCTTGGTAGCCAACGCGATTGGCCAGGGCGTCATCGAAGATGCCGGTCTGGGGCAGCCCGACGCGGCGCTGCATCTCCTTGGTGAACGCGGCGTCGCTGCTGCCGTAGTAGCCGTCGACCGGACCCATGAGGTCGGCGTACGACTTGGCGTATGCCTTGCCCCACCGCTGCCAGTGGGTGACGTCGTCACCCTTCGCATCCGATGAGCCGAGGCGCAGCGGCAGGCGGGCGCTCACAGTGTCGCCGACAATCCGAGGGACACCAGGGTGGCCGGGCCGGCGATGCCGTCCACGACGAGGCCGGCGCGGCGCTGGAACTCCTTGACCACCCACAGGGTTTGGGCGCCGAACTCGCCGTCGACATCGAGCTTGGAGTACAGCGGGTAGTTCTTGTTGAGCGTGCGCTGCAACACTTTCACGCGCTCGCC